ATGACCTCTGAAAGAACAAAGCTCACAAAAACATTTGTTGATTCTTTGCCCTTATCACCTGATAAGCAGGTTATCTATCGGGATTCAGAGCTGATTGGCTTCGCGCTGCGAGTTACCATTTCCAAAGTTTATGTTGTCGAGCGTCGCATTGGTAACGGTAAATCCTCAGTGCGAGTCACTATCGGTAAACATGGAGAAATCACACCTACGCAAGCTCGTGAGCAAGCCACTAAATTACTTGGATTAATGGCACAAGGTATTAACCCGAATCAAGAAAAACAAGAAGCTAAAAAGGAAATGTATGCTGATTATGCAAAAGCAGATCAGCAACCCACCCTATTAGACGCCTACAACGCCTACAAAACAGAACGAGAGCTTAGTCAAAATACGCTAGATGACTATAATCAATGTGTAACAGACTACCTAGTAGAATGGTGTGACATAAAACTGATCGATATATCACGCAAGATGGTTCAAGAAAAACATGCTGAATTGTCAAAACGCTCTAAAGCACGCGCAAATTTAGCAATGCGTTTCTTTAGAGCTGTTTTTAATTTCTCAGTTGAGCATTATCTTGATGTAAATGATAAAAATATAATTGATGTGTCAAATCCAGTTAATACTTTAAAAGCCAAAAAATCGTGGAATAAAATTAAGCGTAGAAAAAACTATATTCGTAGTAATCAAATGAAAGACTGGTTAGATGCTGTAGTTTCTACAGAATGGGTCGGACAACAATATAAGAATCATAATGCTTATACCAATCAAGATTTTTTATTAACTGTTTTACTTACTGGTTTTCGTAGAGAAGAAGCAGAGACAATAGAATGGTCTCATGTCGATCTCAAATATGGCTCAATCACATCAATTGATCCTAAAAATGGTGAACCTTTGACTCTGCCAATGGGCAAAATCCTCCACTATATAATTCAACAACGTTTTGAACGTTCAGGTGGTGGTAAATATGTTTTCCAAGCTAGACAAGGTGTTGGTCATGTAGCAAATCGAAGTAAAGCCAGGTTGAAAATTGCAGAATTGACTGGCATTACATTTACATACCATGATTTAAGACGAACATTTTCAAGCGTTGCAAACAGCTTAAATATTGGTTCATACACGATTAAAAAGCTTGTAAATCATGCTACAGATGAATCAAATGATGTAACCGAAGGTTATGTACAAGTCTCGTTTGAAGATCTTCAAATTGCAATGAATATGATTGAAGATTTATTGTTAGATGATGAAATCATTTCAACCATAAAAAATAGGAAATTTAAGAAAATTACACGTCATCACGACTATTTGGAAAAGTCCGTTTCTGAAAATCCAATCGAAATTGATGATGCCCTTAAAGCACTTTCAAAAGTTGAACAGTTAAAGGCTCGATTTAGGTAAATCTATGAAAACTACAGGACAATTCATAAACGATACACTTCAACACTCATTCCTTATTTTATGGAAAGAAGATAAGCAAAAATGGGAAGTTGGTTGTGCTTTGTTAAAAATAAATCTGCAAGCTGACACTTATGCTGAAGCAATTCAATCATTAGCGAAAGCTATTTTAGATTACAAGTTATCACATGAATTCTCTGAAGTAATAGAGAACGATAAAGAGGATTACTTAAAATCTAGTAAATAATGTTTTACATAATCTTAAAAAAGCGACACGAAATGTCGCTTTTTAGTTTATCCACAATACTTTGAATTTGAATTTATTAAATGATGGCTATAAGATCAAACTTGATTCTGTAACTTAATCAAGAGTAACTATTATGGTCACTAAATCTATCCCTATCGAAAACCAAGACTTCCCACAAGATGACTACTCACAAGATACTTTTGATGAATCTATTCAAGAATCTTTTGATGAAGTGACTCAAGAATTAGAAAATGATTTCAATCAAGATCAAATTTATGATGATATTGCACAGCTTGAAGCACCTGAAGTAGTGAACCAACAGAAAAAGAAAAGGTGAATTATGCGACCCTATTATCTTAAAAATGGCAATAAATATATGCACATAGAGACTGACTTATTTGAAGATTATCAAGACTATTCTGACATCAGTGCTATGTACAATCAGAAATACATTTTTTCAGAAAAGAAAGAAGGTGCTAAAGAGTTTCATACAAAAGATGATGCTGAACGATATTTGACTTTATATCGCCGAAAACTGAAAGGTTTTGTTGCAGTGACTGAATAAACTTATAATTGTGAAAATATTTGCTCAGAAAACACATTATCTCTCAGTTTTAGCGCAGATTTTTGCACATTTTATTTGAAAAATGCAGTTATAAAAACGCTCACTATCAATGATGATAATGAGCGCTTGCAATGAACTCTAATTATCGACTGCTGCATATTGTAACTGCCCTGCAACCCGATTGACCCATCCTTTTCCATACTTGGGCCATGTTGAAAGCTTAGTGTAATAATTCAAACGCTCCGCATTAAACTTCATTAATACGTCATTTAAATCAGAACTATTAATAATATGCAGTGTGATTGGTCCAATAATGCCATCATCCGCTACACCAATAGCACTTTGAAGCTTACGTTTTGCTGTCGCCATTCCAGCATTGATTGCAAAATCCCACACCTGAAAAACAATAGCAGTATCAATTTTATTGGCATTAAGAGCATCCCACCAATCTCTCTTATAAATCTGTTTTGCTTGATCTAATGTTAAATTCTTAATATCAAGCTGGGGATAAGTCATTGCAGAAATGCCGTATTTAGTACCTTTTAACTGACCTTTTCCTATAATGCCTGTTGTCCAGTTACCACGGTCATCTTTGTCGTTTGTGAAATTTCCTTCATGCCCAATTAAACGTTCAAAAGCTTGATCAAAGGTTAATTTACTCATTCTTCATTTACCCCTTTTATCTCTTTTTTGACTTCTTTTGCTACTTCAAAAATCGTCGCGTTTTCACGAGAATTGATATAGTTAAAGGTCCATCGCACAATGGCCCAGAAAGGCAATCCGCAGCAAAAAATGATTCCACCCAAGGCACACATACCGAACCAGTTTGATGACCAGTCATGTAAGCCAAATCGTTGAACGACAAGTGAACCACCTGCAATACTTCCAACGAGTGTTGTTACAAGCGAAATGACCCATTCTTTTCTTGATCGCGGTTCTCGAGTCATGACAACAATCAAATATGCTAAAGAAGCTGCAATAGATAAAATTGTGATCAGACCATAGAACTTCACAATTGCTGCTGCCCCCACTCCACTACTTACTGGCTCAGCCATTTTGTAATTCACCTAAGTTTTATTTAGGTTTATTTTGAAGGATTGAAATTCTATGATTGAGATGATGTTCCAATAAAAAAACCACCTAAATTAACTACAACCAATAAAGTTAGTCAGTTAATTAGGTGGTTAGATTTAACTGTGATTTAAATACCAGGATATTGTTTAAATCCACATGAATGAAAGGTCACAGAATTAGAACCAAATATAGTTGAAATAACATTATTGCCTATATCACGAATTGTTAATGTTGTTGGTTGTGTTCCGTTTTCATCAACGCCCATTAGATGCAAATGGTTAACAAGTTCTATTAATTGGAATGCCGCATAATTTCCCCATCCGATCAAAACAATACGCTGACCATGATCGTTGTTGATAGCGTTAAATAGATTACTCATATTCCATCCATTGCCAGAACAAGACACTGTTCTAAAAACTCCATCATTCAAACTATATTCAATAGATTTATTACCTGTAAACATTGTGTTAGGAAAATCTACATCAGTAGGACTGCATTATTCTACTGCTTGTGCTAAACAAAACGTTAGGCTTCCATCATCATGTTCTAAGAACGTTGGGTTTTGCTCTACATTTGCAGTAAAACTTGCATTTGAATTTGGCTTAGGCACAAATTTAAAGCGATGTGGAACAGTATCAATGTTTTCTATATACAAGAATCCATCATAGTCAGCAGTAATTTGATTTTGAAACGCTAATGAAATTTGACCAACAATGACACCAATCGTACCACTTGCCACAGGGGTAGCCATATCATCGATATAAATATCCCAGTCGCCTGCAATATGACTAAAGCTCATTAACGTGGTCGCCCCTTCACAACTAATGGTATGAGGGAATTCAGGATCTACATCTACAATCATTTGCCCGACACGCAACACTTGGACACTAGGTACACCCGTGTCTAAGCAATCTTGCACCGCTTGATAATCAATATTTGTAGGCTCATAGCCCAATTGACCGCGAATATTGCCTTGATGAATGGTCATTGGCTTATCCACTCGACCACGCTTAAATCGACCAACAATTAAGGCTGAGGTTAGCCCTTCTTTCGTTTGTGTTTCGGTCTTGTCTACTGTGCCTTGGCTTTGTATGCCAACTGCCTCACCTAATATCTTAGTTGTATTCATCTTCTAGCGCTCATATTGTTGAAACATTTAATGACTTCATTGCCAAGTTTGAATATTGCATTATGTCGCTGTGCTTCAATTTCTATTTCTTTTCTTCGCTCATCCCAAGCATCTGAAGCGTAATAATCTGCTTCAAAACTTACAGGCAAACTTAATGCATCGAATAATGACATCTTGCAATGGTTTGATAGATTCTGAGCTGTGCTAAGTAAATGACTTGTCCAGCTCTTTGATGATTCCGATAAAACAGGTAGAGGCACGAAATCGGATAGGCGCGTCATCTGCACCTCTTTGTACTACGAAACCATCGTTGTTCACACTTAGCTCTAAATGAGTAAAAAGCTGGCTATTAAGCTTTAAGTAATCAAGATAAATGAGATTAAATTCACTCTGAGGAAGCGTTTTTAAATAGCTAAGACGTTGAGAAAATTGCTGCTTATAAACTTGATCGATAGCATTACGGTCTGGGAATTGCCCCAAGTGCTCATGATTTTCATACTTAATCTGAAATGCTAATAAACAGGCAATCCATTCTGCTGCATTCATACAGTGTGCTTCTAAATACTCTGCTTCACTGCCACTCACCTGGCGTACAGTTACACCGACTTCTGATACTTCATCAATCCAATCAGAATGTTCTTTAAAACAATTCGAAAAATCAGTATTTGTTGAAAATAAGGTATTCATCTGATTTTGAACATATTTGATCATCAAGAAATATCGTTCTTGAGCTGTCATCATTAAAGGTAATTGTTGATTCTGCAAAGCCTGAGACAAAAATGCCGTTATTCTTTTCTCATTCAATTTAGGATCAATTGCAGCGACTTTTAACGCCTCATTAAAGCTAATTTCATTTAGCTGATATGTTTTCCCACCAATAGGGATCGGATCAAAATTTAACATTTACTATCCTTCATTCGACTTTATATAAATTACGAACATCTTTAGCATCCCAAGCTGCTCGACTAATCAGGCTTAAATTCACTGTAAGGCTTAGTCGATTACCCTCTTTATCAATGGGTGCAACAATCGGCGCTGATACACTTTGGAGAATAAAAGGCATATAAGTTTTGCCGTGTGTGGTGACAGTGATGTAGGGAGGAATTAGCCCTGAAAATAAACCGTCACTTCCCTCTGAAATTAAATCTGTAAGAACAGTCCCTTGTGATAATTTTGTTGGTAATGACCAAGACTGGAGATACATCAACTTATTCTCCACCTCTGTTCGTGCATCTTTTAAAGCAATAAAGAAAACACTTAAGTTAAGATGAACTGAAGCTGTAGAAAGAAAGACTTGAGTTGTGTTGACTTTATTAAGATTGGTTTTGCCTTCAACACTTTTTGCAAAATCAGCTAATGGTTGAAATCCTTTGCTAATCAGATCAGCTGCTGCATCACCCAAATTGTTACGAATCGCTGTACTAGCAGCGCCACCTGAAGCTAAAGCTTGCCCAGTTTGCAAAGCTGCCATCATCATCGGCATTTTTAATTCAGGATTAGAGTTCTCAAAAGGCGTTTGCCATTGACTTTCAAAACTAATATCCCCGTCAGTCAAGAATGCTCTAATAGTTGGCTGTGACAAATCGTACGAGAAAATTGGTTCTTTAGTTTCTGTATCACGTTCCATCGTGCATAAATTGAACTCAGCAAATTTATGTTTAGACACATAACCCCAGAATGGATCAGCGCTATAATCCACAGGTAAAGTTGTCTTATCAGCATTTGCTGCCTGAACACCATTGATGTCATTTGCCATAAAAAAGCCCTATCTTGATAAGGCTATTTTTGATCTAGTTGAATAAGTGAAAATTAACAAGTTCCAATCATGCAGCCTGTAAGGTTGCTTCGACTTCTTTAATTTTCTTAATGATCTCAGCTGACTTGTTATAAGCCATTACGACTTCACCAAATTGGTTTACCTCAGCAAACCAGTAGCTTGTTAAAATCTTTTTAATGTAATCAATATTTAATCCATCGCCATTAAAAACATAGTTGCTACGCTCAGTTCGCATATATAGCCCGTAACGTTCAAGCTGCTCATCAATCCGCAATTTCCGCGGTTTAATCTGTGCATCACGAATAAGTTCAAAAAGTTGTTCAGGACTTTCTGCATGTGAGAAATTCATATTTTTTGGATAAGTTGGTGCATCTTCTGGACTTGTATGTCTTTCAATAATCACAATACGAGTATTAACACCGGTTCCAGCATTTCTAAATGTACTTAAAGGTAATGTGATTTCACCAACTTGATAGGCTTCTTTTTCGTTTGCAATCCAACTAGAAAGCTTTTCATCCATTGCACCACGAGGAATGAGTGCCACGATTCGACCGCCATCATATAAGTGTTGGAAAGCTTTCTGGACATGCTTTATTGCCAAGGAACCTGCATTCCCAAACGGCGGATTCATCACAATTGCATGATACTTGTTATTGGTACCGTGTTCTTCAAAACCACTGACAATTACATTTGCACCTGTATTTGCCATTTTTGCACGACTTGCCAATGATTCAGTTGGTTCAATCATGGTCAGGTTGACATCATTAGGCGCAAATCGCCCTATAGCCCCATCGCCTGCGCTTGGTTCAAGTACATCATCGCCCTTATGTACACCTGCCCATTCGAGCATTTTTAAACCTAGCGGTTCAGGCGTTGCATACCACTCTTTACCCTCACGATTATTACGGCTTTCGGTACGCTTACCTTTTGCATAGTAATAAGTCATCGCTTTGTCGAAAGGAGATAAACGCGCAATACGTGCATTTTCTTCATCGTAAGCTTTCCCACCTACGCCATCCATAAGCGAAGGCTCATGATATTCGGCTTCTTCATATGCTTCGATAAGCGCTTGCTTAATACTCACTAAAGCATCTTCGCCCTTGGCTAAGTTATCTACTGTCTCAGCTCGCCCTGCGATAGTTTCAGCAAATGCAGTCCGTTCCCAGTTTGTGCCTGTAGTAAAATAACGCTGAATCGCATTCGAAGCTTGCCCAACTCGATAAATACGCCCTTCAGTTTGACGAAGCTTGGCTGGCTTAATAGGTTGGCCAATGTTGATATTCACCCGCTGATGTGTCCCAGTTGTATCATGCAGTGAGATACCAGTAGAACCTGCATCTGATTGAACGATCAAAATATCAAAACCACTATTATCCTGGTTAAATAGATCAACGTTTTTTTGACGATCTTTCTTAGAAACACGGCCATTAAATAACAATGCATTTGGGAAAGCACGGCGTAGTGTTACTAGTGGAGAATTATAATTACAATTTAAGCGGACTAAATCCGATCGTTCTTGAGCAAACTCTTGATATTGTGCAGCTGCATCTTCGTTATATTTACCATCAATCGATTTAAATTGATCATCTGTAAACGCAAACGGTCTAAAACCTCCACCATCGTTATAATCGTGGAAAATAATTACTTTTCGCCCTAAAGCTAAATTCTTTTTGAAAAATGGAATGCCTTCTTCTGCTTTAATTGCCTCTAGTAACCGTCGGCGCGAAAGATAGTCAAATCGCTTATTCACGAGGCTACTCAAATCAGAGAATCGACTATTTCCATTGGCATCTTTAGCATCCCAAAGGTAGTCCAAACCTTCATCAATTTTTTGACCAATGTTAGATTTGATCAATACAAATTTACGGTCATAATCAAATTTTAATTCTAGTTCACGTCCAGCCAATGCCCCAGTAGATTTCAGGCTTTCCGCAAATTGTCTTTCAAAAACACCTTGGTCAACTCCCCCATCTGGACGGGTCAATTTGTTATATCTCATTCTATAGCCGAAATTAGACATATAGAATCGCTCACGCGCACCGCCTGAATTGTATCCACCAGAAGAATTATTACTAAATTGCGATTCTGGTGATGTAAAATTAAAGAGATAACCCTCAGCCCAATCCACTGTTTTGATATAGGAAAATGGTGTTGCAGATAGGAAGACGACTTTTGCACGTTTCCCAGATTGTTCTGTCCAATTCTTTTCCCATTCAACCTTATAATCATGGATAAAAGCATTCCAATCCTTGATCATCTCATCGGTACGTTCTTCCTCAGGTAATGCATAAGGATCTCGCTCAGAAAACCGCATTTTTGCCCAAGTGTAGAAACCTGCATGATGCCCAGATAAAGCCCTTAAGTTATCTAATGCAGTGGTTACTTCACCGTCCGCGCTTTGCATTAATGTATGTGCTTCATCAACAATGATAAGGTCCCAATCTTTCTTACCTAAAGATTTATTTTGACCAAAGTTTGCATATGTTGTGACAACAACATTTGAATTACTACCATTGTCTTGAATGCTTGATAATTGATGTATATCAATATTTAAAGGCTTACCTGACTTCACAAAGTCACGAGCAATTTTGTCGCTTAAAGTAATAATTAGAATATTTTGAGCACCAGAATTTAAGAATCGTTTGGCGGTTCCCAAACCAGTGAAGGTTTTCCCAGTACCTGTACCATTGGTAAATAACATGCCGTTGCCATTATCAATGATTAAACGTTTTTCAGCTTTGACAATATCATCACATTGTTCGGGTAACAGATAAGGTAATGCTTCGCTGATATTTTCAGGATCTCCCCATTCTGTAGGCGTTCCCTCTGCCTCAGCTTGTAATTTAGCTTTACCTTCTAACTCAACTCTAACTGACTTAGCAGATTGAATAATTGATTTATTTCGCTTGTCTCTAGTAGGTGATCCTGAGTTAAAAATCGCACGGCTTCCGCTGCTGTCATCCCCTGCAAGACTGGTTGGACTTCCCCCATTTGAAGGTTCATTTCCTCTATTTCCTGCGCCAAGTAAACTTGCATCATTATTTTCTGATACGCCAATACTACCGTTTCGGTATAGCCCTTGCTCAACAGAAGCTGTTCCTGTTGATGAAGGCGTTGCTCCATCTGCATTTGATTCAGACTGAGGAATTGCTGATCTTCCTGATCCGCGACGAAGTTCGCTAAGTTGTGCCAAATCTGAATCGGTATCTGTAACATTAGAGAAAACCTCTTTAATTAATTGCTGATCATCTGTAAGTAATGAATCTGGTAATTCGAGAATATGCTTTGCACGGATTAATGTGTGTTGGTTATAAATAAAGGCATATGGATCGTATTCTTTTGCTGTTTTGACAGGTACACCAGCTAAAGAAATTACAAGTAACGACTTCCCTTTTTTGGTGATGTATTCGACAAGCTCTTGCTCACAAACATAATAAGCAATTGCTTGATTTAGTTTAGCAATTGGTTCATTGGCCGTTTGTTTAACGATATAAGCTTGTAAATTAGAGTCTAGTTTTTGGACTGAGTCATTTAAAACATAGTCTGCAACTTGACCTAGATATTGATTATCTTTATCTGTTTCTGCCAAAGATAAGATTTTTTTTGCTTCGCCTAAATCAATTTCAATTTCACCCGAAATGATTCTTTTAAAGTAAACGGTTATTTCATCTATGCTTTGTAACGTTTGAATTAATTGATCTAGCGAACTAAGAACATTTGATGATTTTAAGGCAAAGTTATTTTCAAATATGGACATACAACCCTCAACATGGGATTTTTTAACGTCCTCATGTTAAAGGCTGTGAAGTGTATGGTTTTTATAACGTTCCAATTATAAATTTTGGTACAATACTTCTAAAACTAGATTAGAAATACCATCAAAACTATTGACTAGGCTTTTCTCTAATTCATCTAAAATAAGTGCAGCTAAGGCAACAGGGTCAACTTTCGAACCAGCTTGCTTAATAGCGTTTTGAATAATTGATTTAGATATATCCTTACCATCAAAAATGATTGCTGGAATAAATCTTTCATGTCTTTGCTTAGCCAACATAATTCGATCTATACCAATGACAAGATGATATTTCCCTTGTGTTTCAAGCACTACAATCGGGTCCTCTTTGTCAATTTTACTTTCAATTATCTTAGGTGCATTTTCAATGATTATTTGTTCTATAGGGATGTGATCATAGCTTCCATCTCTAGCCCACGAATCGAATTCTGACCAAGTATGTTGAATCTTCTTCAACAAATCAGCCATAGATATTTTCTTGATGCCTCCAAAGCCCTGCCAACCTTTTTCATAATTTGATAGATAAATTTCCTTCGCTTCTTCTTCTGATTCAGCACCAATAATGACTTTTTGCTCATCGAACTGCCCGTTAATATCTACCTGTTTGATGATATAGGCGCATTCAGGTTCATCGAACAAATGGTTTTTCACAAAAACATCAATTTCATCACCATCTGCACCAGTAGTATTTTCAATAAAACCATAGTGATGCTTCATCGTGATTTGCCATTCATTCCCGTTAGGGTCAGTTCCTGAACGGATTGAACCTGCAGGATTCTCAATAGCAATTTTTAAATCACCAATCGATAAATGCCCTTTTTGATATTCACCAGATTGCTTTTGTTCTGCTGTTGGAAAGTCTAAATCATTATGTGGTGATGTAGCTGCAGCATGTGCTTTTTGATCTAACGACGTGAAATTTGTTTTAACTTTTGAACCACTATTTTGAAAAAGATAATCAAACCAACTGTTATCTGTGAAAATTGAATCAAACATGCTCAGATTGGCATTATCACCATAATTATCCTCAATCACTTTCACGGCGTAATTAATTGCATCTTTGATGCTGACAGGTTCAGGTTCACCAAAAAGCCCCATGTTTTGCCCATCAATCGCTTCTTTTTCTGCAAACTCTGCCATTGCTTTGAATAGCAAACTCATCTTTTTGGCACTGCGACTATTCTTAGATAAGAATACTGCAAGCTCTGGCACGCCTTCGCCTAGATCACCAAATAAACCCTGTTGTTTTACAAATTCAACAATATCTTGATCATTTTGCTTTGCTGCCAAGATCGTATTCGCTGCATCAATAATTGCATTTGTCACTCGCTTATCAAGTGCTTGCTCAATACCATCAACAATAGAACTTGATACATCCTGCACGTCACCACGGCTGACGGCTTGCGCTTCAATAAATTTTGGAGCTGCTGCACCTAATGCATTTAGCATATTTTGCAAATCTGGCTTCGTTTGGTCTGCCATCATTTCAAGAAGTCGGTCATCGTTATAAGCTTTGCTGAATATTGCAGCTTTCATACGTGTGACTAATGCTTGTGTTGGCTTTCCATCTGTCCCGATATATTGAGCTGCTTCCGTTTCACCTAAAGATCTTAAAAATCCTTGGATAAACTTCTGATTACTTGCAGTGATTAGGTCGCCATCTTCACCAGGTGTAAACAATGACAATAGGTTCTCATCTAATCGTTTTGCATCTGTTTTTGCTCGTTCAGTCGCACTAAAGGACAACTTATCATCTTGATTGGCTTCTACTGTAAATTGAACACGATCAATTTCTGAGGTACGAATTCGCACAAGGATAGGCTGTTTAAATTGGTTGATTTGATCCGCACTAAAACCAAAATATTCTGCTTCATCAATCAACCATTCTTTGTACTCATCAGCATTTCCTCGCTCATATGCAAGCTGGATTGCCATAGTACGGCCATTGCCAGACTCAACCACCAGATCATCACCAATGATAGGCGCACCAGTATCTGCACGACCTGATCGGCCAAGACTTTCGGGATCAAGCGTATTTGATGTTTTTTGTACCCAAGCTTGTGAAGAATCACGACTACGATCTCGTGGTTGTAGTTCTTGAGGATAACTAGGGTTTTCAGCGCCTGTAGCCGTATGTGAAGCAATCACTTGATCAGCTTCTAACACTGCAAATACGGTTGATACTTTGGTTCCTTTGGCTGTTTTGACGTTGTTAGATCGACCACGGAACGCATGATTGATAGTCAAAGGATCATAAGGTATATTTAATAGATGGTCACGACCTCCAGTTTCAATCCTACCCTTTGATTTATCAAAGATCGGACTGGTCATAAGGGTCGTGGCCATTTTGTTTTTAATTTGCTCAGACGGATTTGAGCTGATAGGCTTATTAGTTAAGAGTTTTGAATTTTCTAATTGATAGTTTTCAACCGCATCGATCAACTTGTCTATTGTACCTAGTAGGTCCTGATTATCTAATTCGATTGAATCAAATCCATCTACGTTATCAAATGCGCCTTGCTCATAATCTTTTTGAAATTTTTCTCTAATCCGCAATATGTCTTCATGATCTAATGGTTTATCACTTTCACTCTGACTAGTCTTCGGCTCTTTTAGTTTGTAATGTACAGCCCAACTTAAAACATCTAATTTTTTACGCCCTTTTTTATCGTAAATATTAATATCTACCCTCTGATTTTCTGGAATTAAATGTTCCTTTTGAGTTTTCAGAGTGAGTATCTCTAATTGCTCGTAGGTCAATTTTTTAGCCATATCTACAGCTTTCCAGCCATAAACTTTTATTTTTATAGGCTCAACAACTGGATTGACATGCAACGCATCTTGCAATACATTAATAAGACGGGAGCGTCCTCCATTTTGGGTAAGCAAATTATTTTGCCCAGCCACTTGGTCTGAAGGGATGTTCCCCTTTTTTTTGTCTTCAGTAATCATGATTGCCTGAGTATAAAATCTTGGTTTATCATTTTTATCTTCAGTGTGTCTTCTCAAACGCACGACCATATAGCACTTTTGATTATCAATTTTAATTGGTGCTGCAACGATAATATTTTCAAGTGGCTTACCATCATCATCCATAGATCGGCTTAAGACTCTGGCCTTATCAATGATTAGGGGTAAAGCAGGTAAACCTTGAATATCAATTTGCTTTGGCTTATGACTCATTGCAGATTTAATGCCACTGGGTGCAATAATCACAGTTCCTAATTGCTCATTTAGAAATTCTTGCCCGTGATTGTTCTCAACAAACCAGTCTCTTAACCACTGCATAGCATTTTTAATAATTTTGCCTTCTGCATCTGGCAGGATTAGCCCAGATTTAATCTCAGCTATTGGTTCCCCAGATAGAAAGTCGAAATTATCTTGACGGTATTTTTGTAGGGAATCAGCAAGTATATCTATAGCATTTATCGCTTCTGATCCATTAGTAACATTTTTAACTTTGCTCATTTCACGCACAAAAAAATAGCCCATTTAGGACTATTTTGAGAGCTTCAGAATGGGTTTCGCTTGCTATGTTCCAACCAACTCATTTACTTGAGTAATAAGGACATTAACGGCTTCAATCAATAACGGATCATTCAAATTCTTTTCAGCTTCACTACGAACTTGCTTAAGTAGTTCAATGGATACTTTAACGTCACCATCAATAATAGACTGAAATAATTTATTGACTGATTGATTCGCCTGTCCGCCAAGTAACTCAATCAATTCTCGCAATCGTTTTGTACTTTGAAGTTTTTCCATCCCCTTAAGATTCGGGATCTGTTCAAGTAAAGCACGTAGTTCTTTCGTGAGCTTTAATTTTTCTAAGGCATTCATGTATTGCTATTCCTTAATTGACTGAAGCAGCTTGATTGACTTGATACATTGAATAAGCTGAAACAGCCTGTTCAAATAGATCATTTGTTTCAGGTGTTAAGCGACTGCCAATTGATTCAAGTTGTGTTTCAACTTCACTGGCTTTTGAGAAATCAACCTCACCCTTAATGACTTTATTCAGATAGTCTGCATCATCATTATTGTTATTAGCGTTTGCATGATCCTCTGTTGGTAACATTGCAGGTAAAGCAGCAAATGCTGGATATTTAGCAATCATTTCTTCAATTGTTTTAAAGAATCGTGGTGCTCCATAGCCATTTCTCCAAGCACGAGATGAAGCATTATTTGCTGAAACTTCCCATTCACCATTTGTATTGATATGGGCTGTCCAATCATCAAGCTTTTTATCGTTTTTGAACGCTCTGTAATAACCATTGCCTAAATTCTCAATAGGCGGATAGGTTTTGGCTTTTGATGAATCCTCGCTTAAACCTTTATTCCAGCGTTCAATTGTTTTTTCTACAGTTGCAATCATTCGTTCAATTGAATCTTTTAATCCATTTGCCAATGCAACTTTTCCAAACGGACGTTCTAATAGATTCTTTGCATCTGTCAGAGCTTCAGCAATTCCAGTTGGATAATTCTGGTTATAGAATTCTTCCGTGGTACCACCCGTCAACCAACGATGACGAATATCTAAAGCATCATAAATTTGACGAGCTTCTGCTTTTGTCACAGCTTTTGTATTTGCAGATTGTTCAGTATTTCCCACTGCACTAGTATCAGCATTTGGTGCTTGACCATTATTTTGCTTATTTAAGCCATCAATTTGATCAAGTAGCCCCTGAATTTCTGAAGATAAAGCGGTCTTTTGATTTTGCTTGTCTGCAATACGTTGTTCGGCATCAGCTAAAGTTTGCGCACTTTCAGCTTTCTTAGCTTGAGTCCGTTTAAACCGTGCACTGTTCTGATTAATCAATTTAACAACACGCCCAGCAAGTACAGGTAATGCAATACCTTCACCTTGGTTGGGCTGAATCACGCCTGTTACATCACGCTTATTCATAAGAATCTTCCAAGACAATAACGTGTCTTGTGGCGAAATCCGCTTAGCATCACGATCAGGATTATGGAATAGAATCGTAATGGATTGACCATCTTCGAAATCATATGAAACGGCGACATTTAGCACTTTTTTGTGTCGAAATGGCTTTTCACTACGATCTACATTCAGAACCTTTACACCGCCTTTAGACGCTGTCTGCATAGCTGTATGCAGCATATCCATTAACTTATCGAGATATTGATACTCAACAATGATTGAATCAAAATCAGGGTGTTCTGCTCCAATTGATTCAAGCAAATTGGCTAAACCATCAAAACTCGATAATAGTTCGGTATTGTCATCATGAAGTTGCATGTCTAATAGTAGATTTGCTGTTTTTCCTTCATGTGTTGTTAGTTCAATACCGTCCCATCCTGGTAATACAGCACATGGAATATCTTGCAATGCGACTAAATGATCTCGATGAATAAGTTGCTTATGCTTATGAAATTGCGATGTTGCTAAATGTCGCAATAGACCGTTGGTATTGGTTTCAATTACATCATCTTCAATGGCATCAAACATACGCCCAAACTGCATTTGTGCTAATGCACTTGCATGATCATTATCAACAGCACCCAAAACGGCAACTGAATCAAAGGCTGCAATGCTATTGATTGAACCCTTCAAATTTACAATACGCCACTGATCTTCTTCCGTTGCCGATTCTGTCAAAATCGCATTAAGTTGACGGCATTGCCCTTTGACTACTCCAATTGAACAAGCACCACTATTCACAGAATCAAAACCCTGTACTAAACGGCTGGTGTGTGGTTCATGTAATAAAGTAAATATGTCGATATTTCGCATTGAAAAAATGCCTCAATATTTTTCTGATTGAGGCCATTTTTGCACTTAAATAAATGATTCTTCTTGAGCTGTTCCAATCATTTCAACATTGGGAACATCTTTATAAAATTCAGCGTGACGATACCGACTCCATTTCGATTCGTGGCATCAAGTGGAATACTTCCTGTTTGTAAGGCGACTAAATGCTGGACCTCAAATACTCGTGTAGAAATACTATGTTTATCGTAAATGTAAATTGTCATACGCATCAAATAATCATTTGGTAAAGCTTGCGTCCCCCCATCCTCACCATCAGGAAACATGATCGCTTTTATTGCCAAAGCGCTATTCAGAATTGATGCATTACGTGTTTCAATGAAGGGAATTGATATTTCACCCGAACTATTTCCAGTGATGTGATTGAGTTGAAATGCACCAATTTGTACGCTATCTGTTTGAGCATCTAAAACGGATAAATCCAAACTCTGACAAAGCCAAGGCAATTTTGTGTTATCCATCAATGGAATACTTTCGATTTTAGTACCAGCTAAAAATCCTTTTTCTCCTTTTTCAAATGCATTGAAATTTCCAGCCTCTTGATGCGTTAAATCATATGAGTCAATCAGTTCAATTGACTCTTTTGCTATTTTCCCGTCCTCATCGAATGGTTCAAGCCATACACCATAATGTAATGAAGATAACGTCCCCCAACTGTAAATTTTCTGGTATTGCCCTAAAGCCTCATCGATTGGCATTCCAGTCCATACACCACTTGTATTTCGACCTTTAGAAATATTTAAGTGTAAAGTCATTATTGTTCACCCTGTCCATTGAGACGAGATTTCGCAATATCAGCTGCTATTCGACATGAATCGTCATAGTTAAAACCAGCATCTTTTTCTAAAATATATTGCATCGTTTCCTCACTTAAATCGGATTCTTTGAGTGAGTTAATGACTTGAATTTTAAGCAAGGATGTATTCATCTGCGTTTGTTTATTAGTATTTTCTTCTGTCACAGCTGCTGACTGGGTGCTAGAAAACTCAATTTGCCACGGATAATCTAATTCACCGGCTTCAAATTGCTCGTTATAACAATAACCCCAATCGATATGCATAATATCATTGGCGAATTGCACAACCGATTGGCGAATATACATGGAACGGCGCATAATTTGACTTGAGGTATGAAATGCTGCCCCATCTCCAATTCCACCAGAAAGCATATCAGCCCACCCCACCATTGAAGGATCGAGACCAATACCGCCCATAAGCAAACGGACATTGATCATAAAGGTTTCGATATTTACAGGTGAATTACGTTGACCTTTAATATCTCCCACAGGATTAAGAATCTGCTTTTCATCCCATGTCGGTAAAACGTGATATTTGGTATTCCATATGCCCTCACCGCCTTCCATTGCATTTTTTACGAACTTCTCATGATCTTTTAGCATTCCCTCAAGACCACGGATATAAGCATCACGTTGTGCTGGAGGCATACCAGCCATGTTCAGCGTCAAAAACATTTGATTGACTGCATCAGCAACTTGCTGACTGTTCATCGTTGTTAATGCAAGGATGACATCATCATAGGTTTTCTCAATTGAATAGAGAAAAGACCCCCCAACTTGTGCAGGTAAGATCGGCAATTCTTCTGGATTATCACCTTCCAGCATCTGAGAAATTAAACTAGCTTCTACTGGATCAAATTGCGGTACATTTTGAATCCGTGGCAACTTCATCCGAACCATCTGTGTGTGATTCAACTTAGTCATGACTTTGGACCAGTTCTTTGGATTCAGAGCAAAGTAAGCGACTGTCTTACTGCCTTGTTCAAATGCTTGTATTTGCGGTGCATAGGTATATTCATTACTAAGTAAGTCAGTAACACCTACTCCCTTTTTGCCGTACACACGGGCATAGGCATCACCAAAGGAAATACCTTCCGAACATAGCTTCGTGATGTATTTATTTATGACAGTTTCTATAGGCTTTATACGCTTTTGTAGTTTTTCTAATTGCGCTTTTTCAGTTTTGCCTAATTCGCCACGCAATCGCTCTGTTGGCGTAATAAAGATTTGTTGGCCCGTATGTGTATCACCTCCAAGTGCAGCCATGACATGAATACCAATGCCCTCAGCTACGGGAGCGAACTTTAGCATTTGCTCCCACTTGGTCAGAATTTCTTTACGTGTTCTTTTCTTGTTTTCCTGTGTTGTATGTGTCCCAAGCGAAAAAGGCGCAACGGAATCATACATTTGCGCCATGACTTCTTGGTTAGCATCAACCACTTGCTGAGGGATGCTATTCGCATTTGTTCCCAACAACAAAGAAAGGATGTCTGAAGCAGCCATAATTAAGCCAAAATTTAAGAATTAACGTAATTTTGGCTAAGTTAATTGGCTTGAATGGTTGGTCGTTCCAATAACAAAATTAAGGTACGGTCGGCACTACAGGGGGAATAATTTCAGGCAAATTAATTGCTGGAATATTCACAGAACAATTAGTAATTGAATTCATTTTATTCATGATAGTGGCTTGCAATTGCTGAATTTTAGCTATTAATTGAGTGATTTGCGCTGCACATTTTAAATATGGCTGGTACATTGGTGACAAAACCAATTCAATATATTTTTGAATCCACGTAATAACTTTTGCAAGATTGTTCGGGATTTCTAATAATTCCTGAATCGCCCCAACTATTTCTAATTCATCGGTCAAGGCTTGCAATTGATCACCTAAAGCATTCATCACGGTATCCACCGCCTTTTGAAGATCTTCGCAAGTCTGCACAGCATTGATATGATCTTCTAATGATTGAAGATATTGAACATTTAATTCACTCATACATCACCTTTAAATTTTTATGAAATTTGAATCACAATGCCATCTGCTATGGTTAGCGTTTTCCCAAATACATTTGAAAATACGCCTGTTGCACCAGAACCAACGATGACGTTTCCAGTGACTTGCTCGTTGCCAGTAATCTTCGTTTCACCTTTTAACTCAATAGAAGGCGCTTCAATCGTTGCCTTGCTACGTGCTAAAAGCTCGATATTCTCTTGTCGTATACGGCGTGTATCGACCACCGCACCTTTGCTATGACTGCTATAGAATGCGATGACAGGACGCGATTGCTCATTATTTTCAAAGAAGATATAGACATCCTCTCCCTCTAAAATTTCGCGCTCAGTATCTTTATCGCTATCTCCAACAGGATAAGCAAAAGTTGCTGTTAAGCCCGTACTTGCTCCATCGGTAAGACCGGGTATGTGAATCTTTGCAGTTCTGTTTTGCGCATCGTAACTGAGGATTTTTGCTTTTTTAAAACCATTCATCACTGCACCTATAAACTTGCTAACCAAAGCTTTGAGGTTGAACCAACATTGCCACCAATAGCACCTGTTTCTACTTCATGAGCTGCTGTCAAAATCACATATTTCTTATGTTCTACTTCGACTATATCGCCAGCGTTTACTTCAAGACTTAACGAACGATGAACCACGCCACGCGGAATTAGTACCTTTTCAAGATTCTTTAACTGTCGTGCATCAAGACCCGCTTTTTGAACAACTGATTGTCCTTTTGTCGTCGTATCGTCCCCAATAACCGTCGAACCATCTTGATCAACTGAGACATAAGAGGATTTTTGAAATTTCTCAATTTGATCGCTGTTAAACCATTGGATTTCACTAGGATCTAATTTCAGAACGGCTTCTTGTTTAAAAAGCGCATCGAGTTTTAAAATACAAATCTTTGTTTCTTTGAAACAAATCACCGCTGCTTCTTGTTGTAAATAAAGTGCTATACGCTCTGAAATCAAGGTACCGTTGAGACAAATAAATTCAGGTAAAGGTATATCATCACCCAAGCGAATATTAGAGGCACCACATGCTCGATATGCAGCATTAAAAGAAGTCTGCTCCAAAATCACAGCCTTTTTTGTCTGCTCTAATATCTTTTTGCAGCCTTTGAACACGGCGATACATGAAATAGCCCCGATTCGGGAATTGTCTTTAATCGTTTGCGATTTAACAGGATGTGAGTAAACGATCTCAAATGGATATGGAATATCATTCACGATGATTTCAGCCCCATCCACCAATTGATCATTAAGCTCTTTTGTATATTTGACTGAAAACTCGATACTGACAGGCACAGGAACAAGATCCGTTCTTAATGTTGCAATCATCAACTCAGACGCAGAAATGATTTTATTAGTTGCCAATATCGCAATTCGCATCAATTGCCCCCTAAAGTTTTAAAACTAAAAGGAGGTTGCACAAAAGCATTTTTAGGCATTAACTCTTTGGCTTGATTAAATGCTTGTTCAGCTTCACTCACTGACATGCCAAAGCCGTCACCGCCCATACTTCTTGAAGCTTCGACAAGTTGCGCTTGAATCAAGTCACAGTTTGCACTTAGACATGGTTCAATAATGACCCACTCAAAACCTTCAAGAACAATGTTTTTATCAACCGTGATAATACTTGTTGAGCCACGATGACATCTTAGAGTCGCACAACCAGCATAACGCTTGGTTTCTTCAATCAAAGCATTCGTGACATCTTCAACAAGAAGTGAATAACCTTTCATCTGTAATTTTTGATAAAAAGTCGTTGCTAGTGCTTCGATAGAACCAGCAATCACTTTTGGACATAGAGAGCCATCATCAGGTAACAATTGCATAGCAGTTACCCAAATAAAGAACCAATTTGTCGTGCTACACCAGTCGCTGAACGAGCTAAGTTTGTTGCTGACTGTGCAGCGTTTACGACATTCTGAACACGGTTAATTAGACCTTCGATACCAGCGACTCCACGCTGACCAGGTAATACTGTGCCATTACTCCCAATTTTTGCGAAGCCACCAAAGAAATTGAAATCTATCGGACATGAAACGGTCATTACTTGAGATCGGCTATCTGTATCGAATTCAGCCATTTCAAATCGAATTGCACAACTTTCTAAAGCATAGGCATGGGTGAAACTAGCGACATGCCCATCATAGTAATCGCAATCAATAATTCCCTTATTTGCGACAATATATTCAGCAAAAAGTTGATCATGCCCTGCTTCAGTCACCAGTAATTGTAAGTTCCCTGTGTAATGTGTTTTAGGAGGTCCAGCCACAATTCCCGTATAGCCACCCGGATATTGGACTTCCGCTGGATCTTCATTACTAATAATTGGACGTGGACAGCTTTTAATTAGAAAGCGGTAATCTTCCAAACCACGGGGAACTAACATGCCTTGGCATGACAAAATTGGCGAACCTAGTTGCTGAATTGCTATCGAATCTGCCTTCATCTGATTTAAAAGCATTGGATTGACTTGACGCATCGTTATTCTCAAATCTTATTGGATATAAGTATTTTGATCACTTGAACCAAGACTAATTCCTCATTGTTCCAAATAGAAAAAAGGCTGCATATTCGCAGCCTTTTTTAATCTATATCGTATTGGTTATTTATATAAACCAATCTTTTTACCTTTGAGTAGCGACTTTATACGTTTACGCAATGAATTAGCTGAACGCGCTTTTAAACTCGCTTTCTTTAGTCCAGCTTTTTGGTCACTTGAAAGACGGATACGTTGACCTGGTAAACGCTTATTCACGATCTTTTTAACACCGTTACGAATCGCTGCAATTGCCTTGTATCGTACTTTACGGCCACCTACACTTTTCGTCGTCATCTGCCCACGAGAAAGCTTTTTCTTACCACTAACCGAGTCAAATCCTTCTTCTTCATCTGGTTCACCATAGATAAACTCACGTACTAATTCATCTAATGGATCACCCTCATCAGGCATATTGGCAATTACTGTACTTGCAGCTGCTTCAATTGCAGCATCAGCAGCTTCAATATTATCGCTAAAGATTTCAGCAATCACTGAGTCATCAACACCGAAACTTGAAAGTGCATCATCGATAGAAGCAACTAATGCATTTTCCAACGTACCATTTTCATCATCTGCACCATCTAAGGCATCCAGAATAAGAAAATCAAGACGGTCAGTCGGCAATTCATTGTCATCTAAAGTGTTGTCTATAACCGCATCAACTAGATCAGATACGGTATTCAAAGCCATTTCTCGAACGTGCTCAATAAATGAAAGTTCTTCACGAATTGAACTAGTCAATGTATTCACGCTACTTGTAATTCCAGCTGCAGCAGAATCAAATTCACGTAATACATTTTGTTGTGGTTTTTGGTTAAACGGATTTTTTGCGCCAAACATTGTTATCACCTATTTATTTAACTAATACATCTTCATCAAAGATCACAGCACGGGTCGCACCTTCTGGACGGCGTGCCAAATACAAACGAACCCGTTCAAATGGATAATCTTGATCTGGAATTAAGCTGAATGCGAAAGGTTTACCATTCAAATCTTCAGCAGGTTTTAACCAGCCCGAAGTCGCAGCGTCAGACAAGTATTTGTCTATTTCCTTACTCGCTTTTTCTAAATAATCTTCAGTTGGTTTCAACATATGATTTTTTAGAATATCGACTACATCATTTTTGGTGCGCATAGCAATTTCAGCAGCATTCACCAAGCGCAATGCACTATTTTTACTTTGACGCTGAGTAAGAACATCACTTAAGACATACATGACACGTTCAAACTTAATTGGACGAACGACATTCACTTTTGCTTGAGCAAGCATTTCTAATGTTGGTTCATCGAGTACAACATCTGGACGAAGCTCTAAAGCCTTTTTCTTAAATGGATAGTCTTTCCAAGCGACAGCATAATGAATAGGTGCAAAACCTTGAGCATTCGTTCGAGCATTACGCAGTAGCTTGTCACCAATGTATTGACCAATGAATCGAGCTGGAATTTTACGCCCCCGTAATGAGATAGCATCTCGTGGACGGCATATATTCGGCGACCAAATCAATTGAACTTGATGTGTTTGAGCATCCAAACTTTCAGCAAATTGAGCGACTTGTTCCACTGTCATAGTTGAGTCAACCTCAACATCGAGTGGAATATTTAATTTTTCTGCCACACGCAATAAGGCCACGTAGACATCAATTTCAATAACAGTTGGTAATACCAAATAAGCTGGCTTATCCACTAAATTGGTAATCAGTGTATAAGTTTGATCAGCGTTAAAAGTGTCAGGTTCTTCATCTGGTAACGATAGAGTTTCAGTCTTTCGCCCTAAACTATTCACTGGATTGAATGCACTACTCAATAAAATTGCACTTAAAGCATCATTGATATGCAATTCAAATCGTTCAAATTCTTCAGTAGCATCTGCAACCGCAATAATCGTTGCTGGATTTTCAGGATCTCCATCAACGATACCCTGAATTTTAATCACTTCATCACCAGTGGTTGAATCGATGATTCGCAAACGCATGGTGATGTCTAATAGTGAAGTCGGCGTAGTGACTTTACTAAAAAATGCGACTTCAATATCTGTATCTTTTAGATAACTATAGGTATCAAAAAACAAGCTTAATACCGCAGCGCCATTGCCACCCAGTATCAAAGCTCCATTACTGGTTAATTTTAAATTTGTCATAATGGCTCCATTAACCTGGCATATCTAAAGTTGGCCCGACACGTAAAACTTGGACACTAGGTACACCTGTGTCTAAGCAATCCTGTACAGCTTGATAATCAATATTTGTTGGCTCATAGCCCAATTGACCACGAATATTGCCTTGATGAATGGTCATTGGCTTATCCACTCGACCACGCTTAAATCGACCAACAATTAAGGCTGAAGTTAGTCCTTCTTTAGTTTGTGTTTCGGTCTTGTCTACTGTGCCTTGGCTTTGTATGCCAACAGCCTCACCTAAGATCTTTGTTGTGTTCACTTTGTTTGCCTTTGGCTAAACGTTTTAGTTATTTTGCGCTTTACCAAAATTCATATTTTTGAATGTTCCAATAAAAAAACTCTGCATAAGCAGAGTTTTTTTAATTCATCGTTATACTGGTGCCTGTTGATTATTTTTTTCAATTAAAAACGGCACATCGAAAACTGAATCACTACTTTCGAATTCAACTTCAAGCCATATTCGTTTATATAAAATACCATTGCTATCAACAAATAAGGTTCCTAATACTTGTTGATTGCTGTTATCTCTTACAGTAATTTCAACCTGAGTTTCTGTAACTAACGTCATAGAAATTTGATATTCATCAGGAAGTGACGACGTATCAATAATTTCTTGTGGAGGACCTCTAAATTTAAATAATTGAATAACCTGTTGCTCAGGACGCTCGAATAAAGCAGCAGAATATTCACTCCAAGCTCCATAACGTACACCGCTGTCAATTACGGCGATTAAACTCTTACAAGTGGATGGTTTGATAATGAAAAGATGTTCATCCCCTACGTTTATATCCTTTTCAGCAAAAAAAGCTGGTCTTGATTGAGGTGGTTCAAAATTATCATTCTCAATTATTCCACCTGTGTACGACAAAATACCATTTGAAATCGCGCAGTTGGTCAATATCCATTGAGCATTTTGCTCATTCACAATAACGTCTGTGCTCGTAACTGCTTCTTGTTGTTTAAGTTCATTGAGCTGGACAATATTGTTTTGAATTTGCTGAAATGCAACTTCTCCATGCACCCGAACAATCGTTTCTGTTTGAATCTGTAAACCAGTCAACGGCTCAACGATTTTGAAGCTGGTATTGTTATTGATTGTGACATCTCGAATTGTAGGCTGATCACCTAACGCATCAAGAAGCGGATTTGTTCCATTGAACTCAGTCATTGCTTAAAACCTCTAAGTTTTTGCCAAGGTCTTTAAATTGCTTAATGTTATTAAGCACACCCTGCTTTACCATTAAATTTGCACAGGCAATTTGAACCGTCTGACCTGCATTAATTGATGTCTTTGTAAGCGGTTCATAAACCGATTTGACACCACTGTTTTTTACTTCGACAACCAAACCTTTAGGTTCCGTTAATTCTGGAGTGGCTGCTTTTTCTACAACGATATTTTCGTTGTTAGGCTTTGGATCAGATTCAGTAGACGGCGTAGCATCTTTATTAGGAGCTTGATTTAATTCGAAAGCATTTGCGTCTGAACTTTCACCAGCTTCTTTTTTTTGCTCTACTTGCTGAATTTCAGCCTGTGAAGATGATGTTTCTGCTTTTGCAGCTTCACCATTGGAATTTGTGTCATCCGTTTTAGCTGCATTGTCTTTCACATCAATATCAACGCCTTTTGGAGTATTTTCTCCATTAGATATATCTTGATTGGCAACCTGTTGAACTGGTTCAACTGCTTTTGGTTTTTGACTACGTTGTTTTGGTTTTACTTCATTTACATCAGCCATCGTATTTCACCATTTTGTTATAAATTAGATAGAAATGACAAAGGCGCACTTAAGCGCCTTTGTCATATACGATTAACTTTTTAATCGTGGCATATTGATTGCTTTGAGTAATGCAAACTGATCTGCATAACGGTCGAGTGGATTTAATTCAGCAGCTTGAGAACCGATCAAAGCAAGTAAGCTTTCACGCGGATCAGGCGTTGCTTCACTCACGGTTAATGGCATTTCAATAAAGCCGACAAGTGGATTGCGAACAGGTTCACTGCCACGACCAACCAACTCCATTTCGAATGCTTGATCAGATTCAACCAATACACCAGCAGAGGTCGGCAAATGATAAACGTTGGTACCATCAGCTAAAGTACCAATACGCACGATTTGACCATGCCCAGCCGTGGCACCTGTTTTGACTGGCATTTTGTCAGCCGATAATTGAGCAAAGAACACTTTTGCACTATCACCGACGTACAAATCAAAGCCTACGGTTGCACCACCTGAATCTTGTACAATTCCAATTTTTGCAGCTTCAATATACTTCATTAGCTCGCCAAACAAGTCACCCGAAGTGTTATATGCAGCAGCTAAATTACCAGCAACACCACGGCTTGCGTCAAATGTGAACTCACGATCATTGTATTGCGCACGTTCTTTGCCTTCGCCAAGTAGTCGCACAGTTTGCTCAAGATAAATTTTGCCTTGCATTAATGATAATGCGGTTCCAACAAAGCCGATATTCAACTCATTAGTGATCTGATTCACTAATAATTTTGATGCACGGATTTGAGTGACAATTGGTGAACTCACCATCGTTTCATATTCAGGCGAAATACTGATACCAACGGGATCAAGCTTAAACTTATTATTTACGTCTTTCGCTTCATAATCCGCGACCAAGAACACTTCTGCTTTTACATCATTCGGCAATACTTGGTTGAAGGTTACTGAGATTGTGCTGTCATCCAAGTTGATTGTGCTTGCAGCCACGCTATATTCATTACCTGCGATTTTTGCTGATTTCTCAGCAATTGCAGAAATTTGACCGGCCAATTTCGACTTACTGCGGTTACGTGTGTGCGCAACTTCTTTACCATTGATGCGAATCGAGATATTGCCACTGATAAATGGTAATAATGGTGCATTTACGTCTGGTGTTTTATCTGCATAATTCGCATATTTTGTGCGTGCAGTTGTTGAATAAGTTGTACCTGCACCACCATTATCCAACACAAAACGGAAACGACCTTCAGAGTATGGTTTAGATGCATTTACACCATCCAAATACTCACCTTTTGCCATCGCACCAAATGCGCGATCAGTTGTAAATCGCGCTGCAACAATCGGTACTTCATTCGAACCATTGCTATTCGGAATATAGGCAATAATTGGAGAAGCATATGCAATTAACGTTGCAATCGTTGCAACGGTCATAGCTGGCACAATACTGACAGACTCATGATGTGTATTACTTACATCATCGAATCCTGATTCTAATTGTTCAAGATTTTGTTTATGTGTACCAGTAAAACCGCTTACTTTTTTTGCCATGCATAAACCAGCATCTAAAGCAGTGGCCAACACGGATGCATGTGGTAAATCACCACCATGACAATATTGATATTGTGAAATACCACATTTAATCGCATTATCAACATCTGCTGCACTATCAAAGCCAACAATATTTAAAATTTCATTTAATGCAGTTGGTCGTGTCTCAGCCATATGATTCACACTGTCAAAACCAGCTTCACCATTTTTATAAAAATAGTTTTGGCATTGTGCAGTTGCTGCTAATTGCGCTTGATAAAGTGCATTTTGAGGATCAGATAAAACTGACATTTTTTTCACCTTTGAAATAGGTTTTTGAAAATTGATAACCTAATTTCGCATGTTGAAAAACGTTGATTCTATGGAGTTCCAATAGCAAATAATGAACTGAGAGAATTTTAAATAATAAAAAAGCCCATCAATGTTGATGAGCTCTTATAACAAAATTGATATTAACCAGAAACGCCACTTGAAACATAGATTTCCACATCTGTACCAGCAGTGACGACATAACGCAACTTTTCCCAAGCATGTTGTCGAAATGGTTCTGTGTCGGGAACACCTGCGGTTATTGTCACAATAGGCGACCAGTGTTCCTCATTATCAATATCAGGATTAGGATGATTACTTCCAAAGAAATCAACCACTGCACCAGCACCAATCACCTGGTAATTAAAAATGGCAGAAGTACATTGCCCAACCATTCCTTTGGTACCTGTACTTTTGTCTGTTTCTTTGAATACTAAAAAAGTCATTATTTAATTCCTCGCATCTACTTCACTTTGAATCGGGTCAATTCCCAACTCATCACGGCGGTTTAAAACATACTTTTTACCAAAGTCTGACATCAAGGTTTGCCCAGTGATTCCAACGATTTCAAACCATACAATGAATCCTTCATAGATCATCAAAGCCAGCAAATCACCCTCTTGAAATTGGGTATCTGGTATCTCATTAATCTGGTCGGTCAAAGTTTCTAAATCAGCATTGTAAGCAGCAATTTGAACAATTAAGGTCAAATCGCTTGGGTTATTCATACTGTTATTTTTATGAATCATGCCCCCATTAAACTTGTCTGCTAAAACGTAGGCAAAACCTAAATGATCATATTCATAGTTGGGTTCATCTTGGATTGATAAGGCATTCGCTTCGAATGAAAGCGGATCTACAGGTAGACCAGCATCTGCTGGATTGCTATACACAATTCGCTTACGCCATACTTGGCTTGGGATACTTCCTAGCGTATTCATAACGACACGTCTTGCAGCTAAATGACGGCCATTTGCTACTCGATTGACTGCACTATTTAGCATTTAGACCTCGCATATAAATATCAAAATCAGCTTGAGTAATTTCATTTCTTACCCATAAATCTGCCATTCGTTTGGCTTGAGTCCGTTTATCTTTACTTAGTGTTTGCAGCACCGCTTCTAATTGAGCTTGTACTGCTAATTTATGCATCTTATTTTCTAAAGCTTTTATTTCTTTCAATTGCTTAGCAAAGTGCTTTTTAGCGACTTTTTCAGCTCGTCGCATCATTTCCTGTTCGGCTTTTTGAATATTACTAACAATTGGTTTTGTAGTTCCCGTTTCTAAATCTGCTAATTGCTTATTAAGTTGTTCATTGATCTGCGCATCAGTCTGTTTATAGCGTGCGCCGACTTGCTTCTTACGGTCTGCTTCTACTTGTTTTTTTAGATATTGAATACCAGCTGGTGAAATGATCCATTGTGCTACTTGCAAAACATGCTTACATGCAACACCAGATAAATGCGGATTACGAACTTTAGGAAAACCACCCTCTTGGCGACCGAGTCCATAACCGCCAATCGTTGCCATATAGCGAAACCAGAATGTGTGCCGTTCGCAATCACACTCAAATTTGATCTTTCCATTTGCAATTCGATTTTTTACCGTATTAACAGCTTCTTTTTTAATATCAAAAACAACTGAACCAAAGTTAGCAAACTCAACTTCGACATGATGGTTTTGTACTTTACTTTCTGGACCTGCATTCGTAAGAAAATGAACTAAACCGCTTTTACGACTAAGAGGTACAGACATATAAATTTGCTGATTAGCACGATCAATATCATCTTGCAGACTTAAATTAATAATGTTTTGGACCGTAATACCCTTTTTATATTGATCTTTGAGCAAAAGGATATTGTCTTGAAACGCTAAAATGTCATCACGAGTTATTCGTCTTGGTGGTTCTCCCTTTTGCTGTCCTAGCGTTGTGTATAAAACTTTTTCAACATCATAATCGACACCTTGAGCAATATCTTCAGGACGTAAGAACATAGGACGTGGGATTTTACGTCCACGATCATCATATTCAATTTCACGTTCTGCTAATGCCCTTTGTTGATTGTCAGCACTTCTACGTCCTTGCAACTCTCTACGCAATTTGCCGTTTTTAAGTGCTTCTTGCATTTGATTATATGCATTTTGAAATGCTTCGTTATTCGACATACTGACACCTACATCATCTGGTATTCACGGCGTAAGCGCATTACGTCAGAGATTAAAGGTACTGCAATTCGTTTTTCAGGTAACTTTTCCCAAATTCCAGACACACCACAAGCGACCTGAATCACATCTGTGTGATTACGTGAACCATAAATCCTGAAGCTCAATAATGTTGGATCTTGTGCTTCATCTGATTTGACATCCCATACAATAAGACTATTCAGCTTTCCCTGCTGAATGTTCTTATTGATTAGGTCTCTGATCGCATTTCTATACTCATTAATCATTGTAGATTACCTGTAATACACGTAATTAAATGAGTTCAGGCTATTCGTAGCCACATACCTACAATTTTAGAAGGTTGAACGTTATTGTGAGGCTCACTGCCACCGGCATTTTTAATTGTCATTTTCGAAAATTGCTCAGTTGTTATATCGCTTGTTTGGATATAGGTATGATTATAACTAGGTGATGCTTGACCAGCTGGATTTGTTCCTGCCAATCCATCACCATCAGAAGCGACAATATCCGCCATAGAAGCAGTTAATTTGTTATAAGGCGAATTTGCCTCAATGTGATTATGTCCAGGCATTTCTGGAATTGATAATGTGTGGTTATTTTCCCCAAAAACATTTCCAATTTGTTTTGTCCATATAGGGTCATCTTGTTTAGTTGATTTACCGACTAAGGTTAAACCTTCTGCAAAACGAATCCAATCACCATATTTTTTGTGCGCTTTAACTTCAGCACTATTTGCAAAATCTAGGGTTGTTACGTAAATATCCCCAATTTTAATATCTTCTACAATTCTATTTTCTAATACTTCTATACGGTCTAATGCATTCTTTAATGCTGAAATAAGAGCATATTGAGGATGTGGATTATTATGTTCTAAATGCTGATTCATTAAGGCGACCATGATCGGCGTAGATGGATCAATACTTATCTTTAAATTTGAAATATCAATATTCGTTAGTAACATTCCAAGTGAAATTATTGAAACAATATTGGCAATTAATCGAATTAAAGGCGTATTTAAGGTTGTTGCTGCAATTGCAAATAAAACACCCTGATCTGTGATTAGTCCTATTTCATAACCATCTGCTGTTTGAGAGGGTTCTATATTTGCAATAAATCTTAAAGTTTGAGAATTAGGCTCTACACTTCCTCCATTTAAAGGATAGCGCTCAATTTCAGATACAAGTGCCGTATTGGTTAATGACATAGGATTTGAAGGATCATACTTTCCTGAACCAACAGCGATATGCGTCAATGAAACATTTAAGCCCAAACTTGCAGCATTGAGCGCTGCGTTTCGTCCTGCACTGGTTAAATAAAACTGAATAGCCATAGATCACCTATTTATCACTATGGCTATTTTGGGATTATTGAATAGTTGCTTAAGCGGTTAGTTCCAAATCACTCATTCATGAAATAGGATGCAAAAACACTACTTAAATTTAATGGCTGTAAATTTTCTAGTCTCATTTCGTCTCGACTTGGAATTTTATATTGCCCTGAATCATTTATGCGGTGTGGAATATTCACGGCTTCTTTTAAATATCGTGATTGCTTCTTATTTGTGCTAAACCTAAATTTACCTTTTTCAATCGCTGTCTGAAATTTGTTAAAGGCAAATGCTCGTTTATTAAAATACTTTTCACGATTTCTTTGCTTAAAACAAGGTCCACCCCAAAGCATAAGTTTAAAATAAATTTTATTTTCTTCTAGCAATTTTTTTAATAATTCACCCTTACCAGAACAGTTAAGGAGAATATTCATTGTAGGGTGCTGTTCTAATAAATTCTTTATAATTAAAAACATCGAGTTGAGGGAAAAATCCTTATAAAATGGAATATCAATTACTTCAACGCAATCTCTTTTATCAACTAAAGATAGCGCCATGACTGCTCTTTCACCTGGAAAGTCTTGAATAGATAAAACCAATTGCCCACTATCAACTGGTGATTGATTTAACTTTATCGAACGTAAAGCATTTTCAAAGTTTATTGAATATTTATAAAAGCTAGATTTCCTATAATATTCGCCATCTATCACACATGACTTTAAGCCAATTTTCATAGCAAACTGATCTTGTTTACTCCAAACATAATTAGGATCTTCAGCTGAGCTAAACGTAAATTGCTTCCAATTTTCATGGTTAGTAAATTGATGAAATTGACCAGTATTTAAAATATCTGTATCCATCTTTTGAGAGAATATACATCGGTTTTCAGGTTGTGCCATATTAGACAAACCTACAGACAACCATTCATATTCGATATTTTCTGCATCAAAAGCAATAAATAAATAATTGTGATTCAATATCCCTGCAATACTTATAGGTCCAACACTGGAAGTATCTTTAATAATTTTAATGTAAGTAAAATATTCATACTTTTTGATGCTAAACATCTTTTGATTTTTCGTTATATATTTTGATAAATAGGATAATTTGTTTAAATCTAAGCGTTTTATAAATTTCTCTATAACACTATAAATCACAGCGTGAGAGTTATGGTCACTTGGTGTCATAATGATAGTTGCTGAATCTTTTATAAACAGCAAATTATGAAGTGCAATTACCGCATAAGCTTCTATCATGCTGTCATTACATCCCCAACCATATTTAACTGAAATACGACTCCCCATAACTTCACTGTTTTCGAATAATAGTGCTTGTTGCCAAGTTGGTTGAAATCTAAAGGCATCAATAGAAAATTTTAAAATATCATTTTGATAAATTTGAAAATCTTTTATCCATTGTGGGTCATTATACAAAGACATAATTCAAGCCTATAGCTAAATAGAATTTGAATGTTATGACCTAATAGTGTGTATTCTGCTTCCATGTTCCAATCATGACTGATCAAGTGTTTTAGCTGCCTCTTTAAGCTGATCAAACCTAGATTTACGCTCTGCCCGTTCCTGTGCTTCAGGACTATTATCTGCAATAACGACATTCTCATATGCTTCTGTATAGAACACATTTTCTAAAAATAAGAATGCAAAAACGTCACCTAAATCGGGGGACTTAATCCCTTGGCGTTTCATCTCATCTTTGCTCAAAATTTTGTATCGGCTATGCTCATCAAATGTGTATGGTATCTTGATTATTTGGTCTTGAATTTTGACTAAATACTTCTTAGTTTTAACTTTGAAACGGCCAGATTCAATTGCTCGTTTTAAACAGACGTAAGCCAAGGCACGTTTATTCACATACTCTTTTCGATTGTCATTATTGAAGCAAGCACCGCCCCAATATACAGGCATGTACCAAATACCATGCTTCTTAAGCAGTTGTCCTAAACCTTTACCAGCGCCATTATCATCAACAACCAAAGTTGCATTTGGATATTTCAAAATGCATTCATTAATCTTGGCAAGAAGTTCAACGACATCGTCTTTATTTTTGCATAAAGGAATATCCATAACTTCAACACGGCGCGCTCGATCTCCCCATTGAGCCTCACCCCAAACTTTAGACACGGCTATAACAGAATCATCTCGACCAACACCACCGCCAACGTCGACCGTAATCACATAACCAAAAACGTGTTCTTCGAAAATAGATGCACCGACATACATTTCTTCGGATTGTCGTTTCGTGATTAAGAACTCATCTGCTCTATCAGGGAATTGTCCTAAAACACGGATTTGGTATTGTGGATCATCACGACTACCGTATTTTTGACGTTGTTCTTCTAATGATTGCTTACTTACGAGTGGCGATTCTTCACCATTGAATGTTAGAGCTATCCAAATGCCACCTGCTCTATGGCTTAATTTATGATGAGTCTCATAGAATAAACCTGCGTTACGTGTCGGCTGTGAAGTTAAAACAGCTCTGTTATCCTCATGCGTCAATGCGCCAAGGACAACATCCATAACCTCATCAGGAATACCACTTGCCTCATCACCCCAAAGTAAGTAGTTATCTGCATGGTTCCCTGCCAAATTTGTTGGCTGGTGCTTTGGTGCAGTTTTGGCAAAGACGTACCACTTTTCTTTATAGCCTTTGATATAGACTAATTCAGACTGATAACCGACATAATCTGCAAGCCAACCAAGTGGACCAGCCTTAAGCCGTGACAGGTTAATACTGATTTCTTTCCAGACTTGTTTCTTTAACTGTCCGATTTGCGGAGCAGTAAACATCGTAATGGATTCATCAAAAAACAATAAATGCCACAGAGCAACGATACCAGCCGATGCAGTCTTACCCGTGTTATGGTGAACCATGCCATCAGCGGTTAGGAAAGTTGCATCACCATCGAGGACAAAGCCGTAATAGTCACCCTCACCCAAGGCTGTGACATTATTAATTTTTACAGGCTGGAATTTTCTATGTTTTAGTTCGTATGCAGCAAATTGGCGCTTTGTTTCTTCAGGCCATTCAAGGTATTTCGATACCAGGACTTCAATTGTATCGCCAGCTTTCCAACCGTTTTTTGTTTCGAGTGAGACTAAACAAAGAATATGAGATTTGTTATAGACATGCTTTGAACCATTTTCATATTCAAATTGATAAAGCTCTTGGTATCCCTGAACAACTTTAATGACCTCCCGTGGTGAGAAGCCATCCGTGCCCATAACCGCATCATTTATTGTTATTTTTTCGACACGTTTCCACTTACCATTGGCTAAACGTATTTTTGTGCCTTTACCAAAGCAACCATGGCCCGATGCAACCGATGTACGGCTACCATCAAACTGGATTGATTCAAATAGAAGTTCTTGCTGCCAAGTCGGTGTAACACCTAAAGCCTCTACTGCAAAGGCATAAATGTCATAACGATATCGTGCGCAAAGTTCCCACCATTCGGGGATGTCTTTAAGTGGTTTTAGAGCCATACATCACCGCTTTAAATACTAAACGGCAACATGGTTCTATCGATGTATTCTTCTTTGACTTCCTCTTTTGATGTGACTGCATGAGAAATAGCGATTTTATGGCTTGCCCATATAGAAATAAGCGCAGCGATATGGCCGTTATCTAATGAGCTGCTATCGAACTCTTGCTGTAATCCATTTTTATCAATCTTACGGACCTGCAAGATATTCATCGGGTTGTAACGCTCTAATGACTTTTCAAACTCAACCAAACCAGCTCTAAAGCTTGCTTGATAGACCTTGATCACTTCATCTAAATGCTGCTGTGCATCAAATTTTAATTGCCAATTTTGGACTAAATTCGGTGAATCCGTCACTACAATCGTGTCGGCTTGCTGATCTGGACGTACAGGTAAAGCCGTGAAAATATCTGTTTTTTGGACAAGGATTTGACCAGAATCTGCAAAACAAAGACTGATCAATCGTATTTCATCATTAGAGAATCCAGTTACACGCGCATCAATCTTAATAATTTCAGTCATCGATACGCTCCACTGTAATATCGCCAGTTTCACGATCTGCTAAAACACGGGTATGGCCATCACTTGAGAATTGATCAGCCTGAATGACAACTAGATCCTGAATTGGCTTATCAACTACTGAACCGTCCGGATTGTAGCCGTTGTCCGTCGTATTATCGTTAGGACCACCAAGTCCAATAATTTGTGGTGCATAGCCGACTAATTGAGCATCAATCGTGAAGATAGACAGGTTAATTGCTTCACTAGGCACAGGCGAAGGAAACAATTGATTCTCAACTATGGTAAATGTGCTTTTTTCAATATGATTCATGCCCATATCAAAAGGTACTTGGAAACGGCGTTTACCCTCATCTTGGACATAAGTACAAAACTGGTCGCATACTGAACGAGCATCGTGCGCATTGGTTGCGTAGAAAGCTAATTGTGCTCTAACCGTTTTGGCGATGAGTCGGATTTTCACTTGCTTATCGCCTATCACAATAGGCACAAAATAAGGCATCGGTAAAAGCTGCATCGTATCAGGCGGTTGATCTAACATCGCTGTAGCAGTCAACATGATTGGCATGAATGCCGTTGCACCACCTGTTACATCAGCATTTTGGCTTTTACGATATTCTGCCAGCATTGCTTCTGAGTCATCCATCATACGAGAAGGACAACTTTTTATTGCTGTTCGAATATCTCGCTTTTTCCATTCTTCTGTCTGAATGGTTTCAGGCATATACCATGCACGAAAATCGACTAGGAGTTTGTACCAACCATCCTGAATGCATTTAAGCGAATCTTTAGGTAAAGACATAAGTGCTTACCCTCCAAATCCAAACATGCTCTTAAAAATGCGTGGTTTTGCTTTGTTATTTTTTGGTGTTTCACCACTAATACGCATTCGCGCTAAATCACTTGCTGTAAGACGTTCTTCAGCTTCAGCGCAAACAGAATCAAATGATCGTACCTCACCAACTAAGCCAGAACATAAATCTTGTTTCCGTTGATCTTGAATCGCTTGTCGTTTCTCTTTACGTGCAATTTGACCAGCTAATTCATCAATTTGGTCTAATGCTTGACCATTCATCTGTAAAAGCTGTAGTTGAGCATGAATATTGTCAAAGTCACGTACAATTTGCTGTTCTAGTAAATGAGCAATCATTGCCTCTGACGGCGAAAGTAAATTAACGTCCGTGGTGCTATCAAACGCTGCAATTAATCCATCCTGCTCAACTGGAATGGCTAAACCATCAAATAATTGACCATCACCCACATTGGTTGTGTAGTTCGGCTGTGTCACATAATCAAAGCCATAAAACCCCACAGGAATTAGACCTAATCCAGCTCGCTTATAGTTTTGTGCTGAACTAAACCCACCTACACGAGCCAAATATTGTTTCCGCGCATATTCCCCCGATTCGTTATCTAAGAACTCAGTAACATGGGTAACATTGCCGTCTTTATCGGCATGAGCTTCGATTGTTCTAAATGAGCGTTCTAAATAAACCACCTTGCCATCAATAATCACTGAATCAGGCGGATTCATCCCATAACGCTTACGGATTTCATGACCATTATAGCCGTACAAAGTCCCTGTTTTAACCATTTCTTGTACTTGTGGACTATTGATCTGTCTGATCATTTCATTCATATCAACATTGCTGCGGTCCTTCCCCAAATGACTGCGACCTCGCTCATGAAGATTGTATGTAATCCTTTTCGTTTTTCGACCTGTTTCAGACATGAAAAAGCCCCAATAGATTATGTATTAGGGCTATTTTTGCAGTCAGGTTAAGATCATTTTTCGTCTTGTTCCATTTCCAAGATCAAAACATTTTTCTAGAGTTTTCTTCTAAATGTACCTGTAACTTCAGACCTTTATTGATGATTAAATCTATAGACTGTAGATTCAAATATCTTAAATCATCACAAGTTTTTATTTTCACCTTACCATCTAAAAAGTTTATTTCAAGGCTTAAAATCGTTTCATCTGTAATTAATTCTTGGTACTCTAATTCAATTGTTGAAGCAACTCTTCTAGGTTCTTCAAATAAATAATGATTGAATAAGAAAAACCAAACAAAATTGATAGGACCACCGTAAGGAAATTCATTTAAATATTCAGTTAAGTAATTTAAATGTGCATTAATTTTACTTTTCAGAATTTTTAATTCTGAAACTGTCTTTTCATCAAACTCACTGTCATGCTCAACCTGCTCATATTTAACAATAAACTCTATCAAAAAATCATTTACTTTTGATACTTCGTCACTGATACTTTTTAGTGATCTCTGTTGTGTTTGAGTATGAACACGTTGAATAAAAACATAAAATGGGATAATTGCTAGTAAATAAGTAAGGTCTTTAAAATTAACTAATTTTTTAGAAAAAACAAAATTACTTAAATCTTCTGAGAAAAAATTAAAAATGCTAGCCCAAAGGCTAGCAATAATTAATAAAGTGATAGACATTCTTATGCTTCTTTTATATACAACTCAATTCGATCATTGATTACAGGACGTCGAGGACTTTTAATAATTAAAACTTTTTTCAGAAAGTCTTTACTGAATAAATTAGTTCTAACTAGCCCACCGAAAGCTTCTTCTAAAAAAGAGGATCCTGCCATTGTTACATCACTAAAATCAATAACTAAAGAGTCAGTTAGTCCTGAATTCTGAATTTCTTGAAGTCTCGGAATTAGAACTCGATTTCTAAAAGCTTCACCAGTATATTGACCATCTTTAAGATATCTTCCAGAAGGACGTGGATAAAAATCACTAGCAACGTATATCACATTTTCATTCATATTTCTCTCCTTAGGCTGCCTCGAGCATCGTATTACCCATAAGAGATTGATTAAGAGGTATATCCCAGTAAATTATTGTACCATTAATTGATTTATTAAATACTTGGTTATGATTTTTTTTTCCATTATCTGTCATGGTCCACAATCCTTTTCTGCTATAGACATAGAGTTCAGAACCGGTAACTTGTTTGCAGACTTCCATCATATTAGCAAATCCTTTACCTCTATGTTTTAGTTCTGTTGCTGTTTTTCTAAAACTACTAGCCAATTGTATTCTTTGTGCATCATTGATTCGTCCCCAATCAGATAAATCAAGCTTAAGTAGTTGAGACAAAACTACTTTACTTTTATCTTTAAGATTTCTTGGAACCGAAACAGGAATTGTTTTTCCCAAATCAGAAATTACTACACTACATTTCGTTTCATCAATTGCAACAAATGCCAACCATTCCTTATGGCTTTCATCAGAATCATAAGCATGATCTACAACATTATTAATAGCTTCCGAAATAGCTTCATTAATAATATAAAATTCTTCATTATCAGTACTAAAATGATCCATCAGAACTTTTTCAATAACTTCGTAACCATTTGTTAAATCACTATTTGTTCCTCTTGCAATACACCATTTATTAACTTTGGACTGATTGCAAAAATATTTTTTTAAACCTAACTTTCGGTGAACCCCTAATTTTGTCAGCATAGCTCTGACAACATTTTTTTTAGATGGCTTACCTTTCATTCTTACATTTTGATATTTGTTTAAATTATGCACGAATAGGCTTGTCGAACATGCATCAAGACTTGTTAATTTTGAGAAGTCCAAGTACAGCGGTTTTTGTTCTATATCCCATTTTTGAATAACATTAATATTTTCTAAAAGTTCCGTCCTATTTGCAGGTTTGTAAATTGCTAATTCACCTGTAAAATTTAAAATTCCTGAATATTTTTTCCATGCTTGCCTCTTAAATACTTTTTTCAAATTATTTAATTTTGTATTAAAACGCAAAGTTCTAAGATTAATTTTTTTCTGTAATTGAATTTTTTCTGTATCAATTTTTTTCATTTATAAAAACTCTAAAACTTAATATCACGTAAGATACTAATTTTTTTATTAAATTAAAAGTATATTTAAAGTCATAAATCAATTTTATATATTATTTTTTAAATGCTCAGAGCAGTTTGGCTCTGAGTCTAGTCAAATCGATTATTGGACCTGTTGTCCTTCAACACCACGCGCTTGACGTTCCGCTGTGCGTGCATCAAATGCAGCTAAAGCCGTTTGCATAGCAGCAATAGCTTGTTTGTTCTGGTCTGATGGGAATTTACTGTCTAGGTATTGAGTACGATGAATCAGGATCTTTAATAATGATTCATTGGTCGCGCCATTCACACCATCAATAAATGTTGGGCCATCTTGGAAATGGAGATGAATATCAAAAGGTTCGTTATAGTCAGTAGAGCTAGGATCGGCTGAAATTTTGTAATAGGTTGCTGGTTTATAGGCTGTTACGCCTTCTACCGTTTGACCAGCCATTAATTTTTCAAATTCTTCGTCGCCAATATCTTTATCTGCGAACCCTAAGAATTGCTCCACAAGAAGATCACCATCACTACCCACATCGGTTGTTAGTGCAATTTCTTCATTATTGTCTTGAGTCATGTATAAATCCTAACAATGGTTTATGTTGTTTCATCAAACAAATACATAAAACCATTGTTAGGTGTACTTAGTTTTCTTGAGTTCCAATTATCAAACGAGTATCAAATTGCTTTCTGGTTATGGGCAATTAATTTTGAGTTATCCCATCACTTTCATCATAAATCAGATAACTTTTGCCAATTACAGCTATGCTTAGGTCCGTATGACTTTCTAGGTCTGTTTCTAATCCGTTTGCGATAACTTTTACTACAATATTAGCTGGAACTAATCTTCTTAAAATTGGTGACAGTTCAATAATTTCAGAAAGCTCTATTGAATCATCAATTGATATTTGAATACGGCTAGTTAGAAAATGATCAGGTTTTTCTTCATCAGTTAAATATAAGGGATAACTATTAATTAAGTTAATAGGATGCCACATCCTTTTAATTTGCCACTTATCTGTCCAGATCATTCTCAAAATAAATTCAAGAAAGCCTAATCCACGCTCACTTGCCAAACTGGACCAATTTGCATAAATCACTCGCATTAACGTATCTGACGTAAATGGACGGCGCAAAACAACTAATCCATCTTTTTTTGTAAAACGATCTACGACCGTACGACTGCCTAAATGTGGCGCTCCATAGTCCAAAACATCCTGTAATCTTTGCTGATAAACGTCTGCAAAGACCTGTTTAAAAGCCTTTGACATTACTGTTTCTAAGCCTGTGTGGTTGTTTGGCTGCTCATCAATTGGTCGAGTAAAACTTACAGGAACCATGCTTCACCTGTCTCTGCTGTTCGCTCAATATTAAGTGTAATACTCTCATTAGTAACAAAGACCCATTCATGTGGTTTATTCAAAATCTTTGGAACATTTACAGAGAAATCACTAATGTTATCTTGAAAGGCGACAATATTTTTTCTGAGTTGTGTAGAAATTTCTTGTGTATTAAAGCCATTCATTAACCAACGATTTGATCTTAATTGCGTCCGTCCATAGCGTTCAATCAACAACCCTTTAATCTGGCTTTTCACTCCATCTAAGTCATGTACAGAAGCTAAACGGCCATTAAGAGTGATAATAAATGGTTTTTCTTCCACGATATGAACACGTACTCTCTCTTTATAAAGACTATCAAGTTGACCAATATATTGAATGATTTCTTGCTCTAAGCTTGCTTGCTCTAAATTATTCTTTGCAACTATGGCGATATGTAAATGGTTAATATCTTGGTAAGTAACACCGTAATATCGATTCTGTTCGTTCTCATTCCATACGGCGATATAGTGGCATCGGGCCATATACTTTTGCCGTACTAAGTAATCAAAATTACCTAAGAAAACTGCATTTTCATCATAGAGTGCAGGATATGTCGAAAGCACTTTTAACTGTGAAATATTAAGTGGGTCTGCACCTTGCCGAACTACAGCTCCTTGCTTAAAACGTACTGATACTTTAGTTTCATCTAAAGTTAAAACTTCAGCTAAGGAGGCATCTTTTAGCCTTGAAACGTCAACGTCACCATAGGTCTCAAGAATACCAAAAGTAAACGTCTGGTTTGCTGCAGCTGTTCGACCTGCTCTGTCATCATCCCCAAACTCAATAAATATACGGCGTAGGCTGTCCGTTGTAAGATTAAATGCATATTCCAAAGGTGCTACATTCATCCAACGTTTTTTTTGAATATAGTTCTGATTTGTATTATCACGAACAGACAATCCAGCTAATGCCAGATCATCTTGTAACTTTAGTTCGACACGATGAAAAGTCTCTGAATTTGCGACGGTGTATTGCACTTCTCTGTATTCACTTTGTTCTACTGTTACTTCCCCAGTAGACCCAGCTTGAACTGTGACTGGTTGTAATAATCTCCAATACCGCCCACCACTATTGTCCTCAATTAATCGTCCTTGGCTGAGCGTAATACTATTCGCTGATCGATTGATAACCTCCAAAATATGCTGTGTTGGCATCCCAATAGGTAGAATACCCTTATTCGTCGCATCCGCTATAACTGAACGATCACGAGTTTTTACAAATGGTTCAAGTTCTGAGATTTCAAATTCTTGACCGAATAATGCTAGATATGCACCTAAAGAGCGTAAGAACCTTAGGACGATTGGATCTTGTGCGTTATACCGTTCCAGTATTTCAAAATCATCTATATTGGCAATCAATCGTGCTTCAAAATCAGCTTGCGTCAACATCGAAGGTTTCTCCATTTCGCGCTAATTGCTTCTCGCGCACTTCATTTAAATTAATTACGATCTGTTGACCAATTCTTAAATAGATAATTTTGGTCTCAAAACCTTCGTCTTGTGCCCACATCTGAAATTGATCTGCGCTTAACTGCTTTAAGATCGGAATATCGCTTTTCATTTTTTGAATAAATGTATTGGCGACTGGTGCGCTTAACGGTGCTAAAAACAAACTATTAAAGTCTGGGCCATAATCTGAACCAATATATCCATTGATCTCTGACTCTAACCAATGCGCAATCATTGCTAAGATTTTGTTGTAATCGATCATAAGCCTGACCTTTGTGCTGTCATCAACAACAATTTACAGAAAGTGAAAGCTGCTAAAATCGCAAAGCTATAGAGTAAAAAAGTGCTTAAAAGAATATAAAGTCCATAGCCATTCACATTCAGGAATAAAAGCAACTCATAGCTTCGCCAAGTAACAAGACAAGAAAGACATAAACAGAGAAATGACAAACCAAAAATCAATCGTTTTACTTTCTTATAAATAACATCCGTAACACCCTTATTTAACAAAGCTGATAAAGGTCCAGACATTGTTTTAATACTGCCAAATGCTAGATATACGTGCAAAATAAATGAAGTAATAATGAAAATATCGACAATCACAGATTGATAATTAAGATACATGGCTGACTCCAAAGCTTTATGTTTAGGTTATTGCTTCAGAGCTACTATTTTTTATTCTTGTTCCAATAAAAAAGACTACCGAAGTAGTCTTTTTTTGAAAGAATTAGTTTAATTTTTTGTTAGTTAAGTTGCATCATAATTGCATGAGCTTCACGTTTGTTTTGACGCAATGATTCGATCTCTGACTTCGTCAACTGTTTTACCTGAGTTGAGGATGTATTTTGCTTCCCACTCGGTGAGTTTTTTAAAGTCATACCCGAATGTTGATTTCCACCAATTTTCAAGATCGCCATATTTTACTCTCAATTCAGATAATGTAGTTTCATTTAACTTCAACTGGGATGAATATTGCTTACCAGTTAAAGCATACGCTCCAATCACCCTATTAGAACCAAGTGCTTCAACATGTCCTTTCAAAGCAGCAAACGTGCCACCTTGTGTTTGGGTGTCGTCAATCATAATAACATGATTATTATCGTTTAACATACCATCAAAACTTGGAGGGTTTGCTAACCGATGCCAACCATCTCCACCCGTTCTTGAAACCTTTATAGCTTGAACAATATTACTGTCCACTTCAACACCAAGTTTTTTTGCAATAACGATTGCTGTGGCTAAAGGAATCATATTTCGACCAACCGATTCTTCAGCATGAACAGGAACAATCGTAATATTGCGCTCACCGATAATCCCTGATAACCGATTAATCGCATCGTTAGAAACTAAATCTTTTGCAAGTTGATATGCATCCTCAATATTTCCACTTTTCGCTGACTCATATAGAGGATGTGAGGTTGCATCACCAAGAGAGCGGTCTATTACTGTATTGGGGAAATCACCCCAATCAGTACGGTATAAAGGCATATTACGATGTTGATTTGATTTTTTGGAGTTTGATTTTACACTAAATTTCCCATTCTCATCTCTTGGATGCTGCTTTTCATCCCAATCAATTGAATCAAAAGCCGAGGATTGTCCCTCAGCTATCTGCTTTCCCTGAGTGGCTACACCACCCTCCATTTGTATTTGTGCTTGTTTTAATTGATCGAGAAGTTGATCTCGTTGTGCTGTCAGATTTGATAGCTCTTGATCGAGTTGTGTTTCTTCTTCACGCTTATCACTGATTTGCTGCTGGATACTACGATTTTTTCGTGGTGGCAATTTAACCTTTTCTTTTTGGTTCTGTTGTTCCACCTTCGGCTGAGCCTCACGAATCAGTTTGGCAATCCCTGAAACGGCGTTATCAAAAGTCTGTTGGTAATCGTCACTGAAATCACCTGGTAAAACGATCTCTTTTCCATTCAATTCAGATTTGAAGACATCTGCACTTGCACGAGCGAAAAGTGTTAGCTCTTGTCCACCAGCAAATACTAAAAAGATAGGTACAACGCTTACACCACCTTTACGCTGAACCTTTTTAATTTCAACCAATGGAATGCTTTGACCTGTTGCCTTTTCCAAAGCTGATTTGATTTTTTTGATATACGGCGTATCTGGTGTAACTGCCGTTAAGTTTAAAGTACCCATATAAGAATAGCCTTATAAAATATAGAGCTATTCTCACTTAATATCAAAAACTGTTAATTTAGAAGTTCCAAAAACTTAGTGTTTCATTTTATATCATTACTTTTTAGAGGCTTTGCTTTCCATCGAATTGCTAAACATTCAAATTCTTTAAACAAAGTATCTTTCTTAACTGTTTCTCTGAGCTGGGAAACGGCTGGATTACAAATTGCCCAAAATTTAAGCATTGTAGAACAATACATTCTTTTAAACATTTCTTCATCTAATAAGTTTTTATTTATACCAATAGCATAAAACTCATACCGGTTTAATACTTTTAAAAGGTGCATCCTTACAATGGCTTCTTGTTCTGTAAGTTCTCCCTCCTCAACACTTAACAGGCTTGCTAACGTTTTACGAGAACTTACTGTGTCTTTTAACTCAGAAAAATACTTATCTGGCTTATCATTAAATCTTAATACAACTGTTTTAGAATGAAATAAGGTTTCATCTTTATTGTCATCTAGTATTGTATCTAGCGTAGCACGCTCACGAGCTGTATCACGTGATGAATGAATAGTTGAATAAGCTATGTAAGCAGAAACAGCAAACACAATTAGTTGAGAAAAAACTAACCAATCAGGAATTTTCCATTGTCCTAAGTTTAATAAACTGTAAATATTCCCAGCAATTAAAAACATGGATACTAAAAAGGCAGTTAACGCTAACAAGAACGTTACACTGCCTTTATTAAGACTAGATGTGTGATTAGCCATCCCAGCCCTCATAGAAGTTATTCATAAATATATGTTTCATAAGCTTATCCCCATATGTTGATTTTTTTATAATTACAAATCCGTTTAAATAAAATGCTTATTAGCGGTAGGAAGATACATCCAACCACTCAAGAGCACTTTTGGGTGATCTAAAAAAGGTTGTATTTTTGGCATGAACTCTACTCCTAACTCACTGTGGAATTGATTGTGAACAACTTTGTGCATAAGTTCACTATCAATTTATGCAATTATAAATACTATATGCAGCCATGCAAGAGATTTCCAAGCTAACGATATAAAATTATATGATATTGAACATAACAACAGTATATAGTTTCAATAACTTACATATCCTCCAGTTATTTTAATTTTATGTGATAAGTAATGTTTTGTTTTATGTTTAACAATCTAAATTATTTTTTGTAATCCTAAACTTAAATTTGAATAAATATAGTTTTCTAGTGATAAAGCCATTTAAGACTTCTTCATGAAAATGAAAAATTATAGGTGCAAAAAAAGTCCACTTATGTGAACTATTTTTTACTACTTACCCAAGTCAGATAGTAGTTTTAATTGGTAGCGGGAGCTGGATTTGAACCAACGACCTTCGGGTTATGAGCCCGACGAGCTACCAGACTGCTCCATCCCGCACCGACGAGTTAGCTTTGTACGCCTATATCGACTTATAAGCAAGATTTATTTAAATTTTCAATGAATTAAGTACACTTAATACTCAACTTGTTTGCATAATAGTCAGTAGCTAACTTCAAATCTTTCTTTAAGCTCATCTCATTATTCTCTTTTGGTGATAGCTTTAATAGTGCTGGCATATACACTGTGTTATAAAGCCGTGGATAATCCTCACAAAGTATTTTTGTTTGCAGCTCTTTAGATGCTTTAGGATCATCAAGTACATCTAAATACTCACCTATTTTTTTATCCGATTCATTGAATTGAGCTTCTACTTTTGAAAGTTCAGCATCAGTTAGCTTTGTTTCAGGTTGCTTTTGGCAACCAGCAAATAAAGTTGTAAGAATTGTTAAAATTATAAATTTAGTTTTCATATGCATAAGTCTTTTTATTTCACTATTTAATTTTAATTTTTACCAGCAATCATTTCCTTGGAAGCTTGCGTTATATCCTCTATTAACTTCTTGGCTTGATCTGAATTTTTAAAGTTATCCCAATCAGCATCTTTGTTCTTTAAAATTACTCCAAGCTCTCTAAATAAAGGCTCGCATTTTTCATTTTTTGGTACTAGATACGAAACTGTAAACTTATAAATTTCGTTTCTATTTCCATTACTAATATATTTTAAAGAGTCCGACTTTATTTTTTGTTGATGTGTTTTATAGCTGTTCAAAGCATATTCAGGAGAAGATAAGTAACCAGCATACAATGCCATTCCTGCTCCACCAAAAATAAGAGCTTGTGACTCTCTATCACTTTGCTGGTTAAAAGCTGTTTTTATTAATCCTGTGGTTAATGCACTTGAAGCACATTTTGTGTATTGATTTGCTTTAACTTCTTTAGGTTGTGCTTCTGTATCAGCAGCATCTGCTAATGCTGAAATACTTAATAAAATGACTAAGCTGATAATAAATTTTTCCATGTTATTAACTCTAATTTCTATATTAAACTTACAAACAGTATCACTAGATTTATGATGATAAATCTAGTGATTTTATGGCGCAAACTATTGTTTTGTCTTATCTAATTTACAAGGAATCCATTGCTTAGCAGATTCTGAAGCATCACTACGAAATGCCCCCCAGCAATACCCCTTTTTTTCAATTTTTTTTATTATATGTTCTCGTTCATCACATGCTTTCATAGTTTTAGGATCATCCCCTGAACCACCACGACACTTATCATCTAGTATCTCTGTTTTCTCTATAAGACTTTGGACATCTTTAGGCGGAAAATATCCTGCATGTACAAGAATTAAAGGCGAAAACATTAGTGAACCGATTATTAATTTTTTAAGCATTCCATTTATCCCCCATACCTAAGCCACCTGTTATTGCATGAGCTAATAATCTATTGCTCACATTTTGATTGATATTACCACTATTTTGATTAGTAACAATAACCTCCTGTGGTGTAGGTGATGTTAAAAATTCTTTTGCTGGAAGCACATTTGTATCAACTTTTGGAGGTCTATAACTAGCATCCCACGTGTTTGTGCGCGCAGCTAAAGGTTTAATTGAAGATTGCATATTCAAAACTGGTACATTGTCTTTTGCCTTTTGTACGATTGATTCTGCATTTTTCGATATCTCTGAATGTGCCAATGGTGATGACTTTTTGCTTGATATTGTATTATTTTGAGGTGTTACTTTTGCATTTTGGATTATCTGAGTTTTACCAATCGAAAAACCTTCTTCTTTTTCCATTGCATCCATAATTTTTTTTCTATCCGCAGCAGAGTATTCAGACATTTTCTTATTTTGTCCATTAACCGCAGCCAATATATTCCGTTGATATTTTAATGTATCGTTATTATCTTCAATTGGCGCATATGAAGCTATTGTTTGCTTTAAAGTTTTATCTTTATATCCTAAGCCTTGCCCATAATCTAATCTAGTAGACAAACTTTTTGCCCTGTTACTTTCAAAGATTAAATGTTCTTTTGCATTTCGACCAGAATCATAATCTGGAAAAATTGCGAATCTACCATCAGAACCTATTGCTCCATATTTTTTTGCTAATTCGCCATATTCAATATTGCCAGGATTATTATTTCTCCAATTCCTATTACCAGTGCGCTTAACCACCGAACCATCAGCTAATTCAACTATATTTGACCTACCACTTCTAGGAGTCACAATCTTCGTGATAGCTGAGCTATTTGTATTATTTGCAGCAGCCCCAAACTTAACTGGCTCCCCACCATTTTCCCCTTTCCCACCATATTGGCTTCTTAACAGGTAACTTGGATTAGGTTGTCCATTAAATTTTTCATTCCATTTTTCTTTACCCCAGTCATACAGGGACTTAGCCATTCCAGCAGGTGTAAGTTTCAAAGCAGCACTGACAAGCTTTGAAATCATTGACGGTATATCAGCCTCAATTAAAGAATCCGTCCATTCTTTTACATACGGCGCTACGATACCACCTAGCTTCTCACCAACCCATGAACCAATTGCTGCCCCTGCAATTGTCCCAACGGGACCAAAGATACTTCCTATCGCACCACCAGCAACTCCACCAACAGCCGAACCTACTGTACCGCCCTTTTCTTTAGTTGATTTAGTACCCCAATCGCTAAATGACATAGCTGTGAGTAATGCGCCAATTACAGGTAATCCTTTACCAAATTTAAGGATTTTAGCTAGACCTTTGCCTAAGCCTTTACCTTTGCCAAGTAGACCACCCAAAAGGCCACCTAGTAGACCACCACCAGCACCAAGTAGCTTTCCTAATCCACCAAGCAAACCGCCCCTAGATTGCAAATTATCAGCAATTCGCTGAAGTAGTTTTACTTGTTTTCGATTATGGTCACTTTGTTCTTTAGGCAAGGGCTCATTACGTTTGCGTGACTTCATCCAACCAGTAAGCGGACGTAGCATAAATCCAGCAGCTCGCTTCACTGGTGATAGTACCGTCGCAACTTCATTAATTGCGTCAAGTGTAGGGTCTACACCTTGCGGATTTGAAGGCATTACGCCCTTAATCGTGCTACCTATAGTCTGAGCAAGTTTGCCTAATGTTGATTGTTCTGAATTAGCTCCTATGAAACGCCCATTAGCATCACGTCGACGTTCACCAGTATTGCCAAATTCTCTTATAACGTCCTCAGTGCTATTGATTTCAATCGCACGGCGTTTAGGCTTTGCTTTAGGCTGTGGTTTGCTATCTTCTGTTTTAGTTGATTCAGCTATTAAGTCCTCAATAGACTTAGCAACACGGTCTAAAGCTAGTGAAGATTGAACTAAAGGATTTGCCTGTTCGCGGATTAGATCAGAAAAATCAGCTGGTTTAATCTGGGCATCAATGAGTGCTTGTTCTAACGCGCTTAATTTTGGTTTTGGTTGGTCCTCTTGTCGCGAATATTGGTTCTCAATATCTTTGTGCAAACCAATTAAAATATCGCGGATTTGCTCCACGTTTTTATCAATTTTGGATACGTCTTTTCCTGTTTGCTTCAGGCCAATAAGAAACCCAAGTTCATCATACTGTAAGCCACTTGCTGAATTAGACATAAAAAAATCACCCTATTTTTACATAGAGTGATTTTGCGCCATACCTAGCTCTAACATTTTATATGGTTCCAGCTTGTTTTCCTTTAATTGTGTTGAGACCAAAAGCATCTCGAATGCTCTCGATTTTCCACTTTGGCCAACGCTTTACCTGTTCCTCACATCTGTTTAAATATTCTAACAAAGATTCATTTTTTGATTGCTTGATTTGTCTATCCATAGTGAAAGACTTTCGAGAATTGTTATTTAAATTACAAACTCTTATTGCTTGACCGTTGTTTGATTCTAATCTATGACCTACGGCGACTTCTTCTTTAGTCGCTTTTCTATAATTGGTACCATACTGACTTATAACTTCACCAGACTCAGTATTTTTGATCATGTATTTCTTTCTATTAAGATATTCATCGTCCTCAATACCAATGACCTCATCAACTAAATTAAACTCATTGCCATAAATACCTAAATATAAAATTTTTTCTCCTATTTCAAACTGATTCATGGCAAACCTCATCATCGCAAAGTGATTGGTCTATATCACCTGTTAAAGCTTCAATAATATCGTTTGGATTAACTACCTGCGGCAACCAAATAAACTCATTACATGATTGAACCCAGCCACAATAACCGCAAACTAAACCACCTTTTGATCTACCGCATAATGGACACATGATTAATCACCTATAACCCTGTATTGTGGTTGACTATGTCTGAGTCTGTACCCAATCCGTTAGGCTCACCGATATGGTCTATTCTATGACCTGCTGTAATTTCTTCTGATGTTGCATGTCTTATTTGAATGCTCAATCGTCCGTAGAATAAATCATCTGGACCTTTTAGCTGATACATGCGGAAAGGTTGACCTACGACTGTAAAAATAGAGTTGTAATCATCTTCATCAGTCATAACGACTTGATCACCTACGTTGATTGCATTCATTGGCTTACCCTTTTATTTTCAAATTGATTAAATGCTCGTCTTACGGCGTAACTTCTCGCATAAGATGCGACAAAGAAAATGGCTTGAAGTTGAACGCTTTCATGAGTAGATAGCCCATAGAAACGTAAAATAATGAACGCAATAATCAACCCAAGCACGTTTTGTACTATTGTTTCTGCATGGCTTACATACCACTTTTGACCATTTTTCATTGCTCAAAATTTCTCCAAAGTTGCAATACAATTATTGAGATTTACATCTTGCTGTAGCTTTCGAATTTCATGCGCTTGTCTTTGGCATTCCATTTCTAACCGGGTGAAATTTCGTTGCATGTAAAGAATCTTTTCAGGATCTCTTAATCGAGCTAATGCCATCGTCAATAAATTGAACTCGTTCTGTACATTTCGATCATTGAAAGCAAAATCGATAAAGCTTTGTTCTAATGCTTTACCATTGCGCCAATATTGGGAATTTTGATTCCATTCATTGTCATACTTCTCTTTAGGTACAGCCATTGCGCCTTTAATGTATTTGCACCGCTTTCCATTCGAAACGTAGATCAACCCCCATCGCTCTGGTAATTCTTCAGGTTGAATTAGGTCTGTCGGGCAAATGAAATAGCGCCATTTACCAACACCCATTGCTGGATCAATACGATGTGGTTTTTTCTTATCAGCCAAGAAATCAGAACGGCTAGTTTTTGCTTCTAAAAGAATAGTACCGACATCATATCCATTGCCGTGGCGAATGCCGAAAACATCGGGATTCTCTCCATAGCAAGAAGGCTCTACGATTGAAAAATGGCAACCGTGTCCATTAGCAGATTCAGGTTTTCTCAATAACGCAGCGCCGACTTCACACAATTCTCTATGAGTTAAATTTGTTTTGATCATGCAATTGCCTCTTGTTGTACTTCAATTTTCAAACTCGCCTTAACTCTAACGATTGGTGTTAATTGCTTTTCGCTGTACCAATGACCATCATCAAGTAAATACATACGTTTGAAAAAACAGCTCCACAATCTTTTAACTTTTTTAATTTTGGATCTCTTGTAGATAGAATTTTTTTTATAATTTTCTTTGATATATTCCCTTGTAAAATCTATCGGAAATACATAAATTTTAAGATTAATATCTTGAAGTATGTGTAAAGCTACTGTCTCACCAATTTTAAAATTACCCATTTGCTATTTCCTCTTGTTCTTGTTGGTCAGGTTCTGGATCACCTGCCTCAATCATTGCTAACTTACGTGCAAAGGCTGCTTTTTTATCAGTGGCCATTTTCTCTTTGGCAAGTCTCATTCTTTCTTCAGCACCAGCAACAACCGCAGAGCGTTTCGACTGAATTTCAGACTGATCTTTGAGTTCTTCAATTTCAAAGCCCCAAAACAAGGCTTCGGATTTTGCGATATTAGCTAGAGTGATACTTTGCTTTACATTCAGTTCAACGATTTGACTGATCAAACCCATTTTGAACTTCAAGCCATTAATAACTTTGATAGCTGCTTCATCTTCTGGATCTAAATTTCCTACATCGAGCTGTAAAACTTCATCTCTGATATGAATAACACTGGTAATTGTGTCACCAGCTAATTGGCCCAAATCAGCCAGTCGAAGCCGATTCTGTTGAATAATCTGTGCTGAAGTCAGTCGATTAAGATCAGCTGTACTAAAACCCTTATTTGCATCTGATTTTTGACCCCAAATCTCAGCAATATTTGACGGCTTTTTGACAGATTTTTGACTAGTATTTACTCCTTCATTTTCATTATCTTGGGTGCTTTCTTGACTAGTCTTTTTACTAGTCAATTTTTTAATTTCGTTATTGAGTTCACGGGCAGTCTTTTTGACTAGGTTTTTCGTGCACTTTTTCCATTTTTCAGCGATTGCTTTACGGCGCACAACTGAAGGAGAAGGCATTTCACAGCCTAACTCCTCACCGACTTGATCAACCAGTTTTTGCCAGGTGATCTTAGGGGATGACTCATAAACTAATTTGAGTCGATCCCATATTTCTTGTGAGTATGATTGCACTGCCATGATTAAACCAATCCAGTACCAGATAAAAAATCAAGTTGCTGATCGTCATCATCATCCTTTTTGTCTTTTAGCGTTGTTTGAGTGAACCGTGTTTTACGTTGGCTCTTTAAGTCTTGAAGTATTTTCTCTTGAAGTTGATCCTCATCACGATCTGAAATATCTTCCAAACCTTTGGCAATATGATTGAATTGAACTGCGCGCTCTTTTTCACATTCTTGAATTGTTTGGATTAAATCCATCATTACAGGTTGTAATTTCTCTTGTTGAACGCGATCTAGTTGCAAAAATTGTTTTGCGACAGTTTTTGATTGCTCTAATAGCTGTACCTGTAGCGCCTTTGGAAATGAGCTGATATGTCTCGCACATAACAAAGAAATCTGTGCTGTAATCGCGTTTAGATTGTCAGCAAGAATATCGCCAACACTATTGAACAACACCCCTGCGACAGATTCAGTTTCATTAAGTTCAGGATTAATCGTAAAACCTAATACCCAATCGACAGAGACCCGATACATGCTACACATGACTTGCAGTAGCTCAGCGTCAGGCAATGTCTTACCGTTCTCCATTTCACTAATACGGTTCTTTTGCTCAACACCAAACAATTCAATAGCAACTTCGTGTTGAAGCATCCCACGGCGTTCTCTTGCAAGGGCAAGTTTACGACCGATCATGACTCTTTTTTCTAAATCAGTTCTTTTAGCCATTATGCAACTCTCCCAGCAAGCCAGTCGAAGTTCACTTTCTTATCTAGCCAATTTGTTTCGTTGATAAATACACATGAAAGCCATACACAACCATCTTCAGTAGGTTCTGCAAATTCAATTTTTTCTTTCACAAAAATGTTGTCATCTTTAAAAAGTAGCTCTGTACCTTTCAAAGAGTCGATTAGCAGTTTTGGATAGTTATCAATATCAAAGCGCGGATATGTTGATGCACTATAACTACGAGTTTTTCGTGGTGGCTGAACAAGCAATCGAATTTCACATTGTTGTGAAGTTGCTTTCCATTTAAGCGCTTTAAAAATTGGTGCATAAATTTCAAAAACTCGACGTTTAAATTTCTTAGCACCAACCGATAAACTATTACGTTGTTTACCTGTGCTCTCATCAATCGTGGCACGCCAAATATCATTGGCACTAATGCCATAAGGTAGTTTTACAGTGATAAAGCCTTTACCTGTAATGACTAATCCGCCTGTACTGCCTTGATGCAGTTGATCACCGTTTACAGTTTCACTAGTTACAGCACATGGCAAAATAACTTTTTTATCTAAAGCTCGACGTGCGCGTGCTTGGCGATTCGTTTTGGTTTCAATCAGTGGATGCATAGCAAAGAATTCAGTTTTGCCGTTTTTCGCCCACTGTTCCCATAAATTACGACTTTTACCCATGATGATCACCCTTTGAAGCAGTGTTCAACGTATTGAGTTTATGAAGTAAAGCCTTAGTTTCAGCACGGCTTAAGCGAAGTTCTTTCCAGAGTTCAAATGCCAATGCTACAGCTAATTTTTGATAGCCGTCGATTGAATCGTAAGTAAAAACATCCACACCATATTGATTAATCAATACTGAATATTGGTTTTGCTGTTTTAACCATGTTTCGAATTCTTCACGAATTTGCTTAATTAGTTCCAGTGAAGTGAGTTGAACAAAGTTTTCAGGGCACATAAACGGGGTGCCTTGTTCCAATTGACCGTAGACATAACCATCTTCATGGCGATCTACAATTGCATAACCTTTGATATGTTTTCCTGAAAACTCAGTGCGCGAATCACTAATGAAATCTACGTGTACTCTTGTACCCTTTTTAAATTGCGTTGTTTTCGCTTCTGTTGGCTCTTTTGCTTGAGCTATTGTCTGATTCATGCTGTACCACCAATATGCTTAATAACGGTTTTAGGGACATTCAGACCATCACGCTCACATGCTTCTAAATATTCGTCTGGTTGATCGAATGGATCAGGCCACGGCTCTTGAACTGCTGGACTTGCCAAGTTTTGTTTTGGTTCAAGTTTTTGCGGTTGTTGAATTGAGCGATTATTAATATTTAGCTTCTGCTTCAATGCGTTAAGGCGCTGTACAGCTTCATCATTAGATACTGGTACATGGCTTTTTTTCTTGTGTTCCAATTGCTTTGGCGGTACATACATTTCTTGGGTACGTCCAACTTGCTGAGCTTTGGCAACAAAGGCGTTATATGTATTGGAAAACTGTTCTCGTGCTGTTCTCATATGACCTTCATAGATCAATTGAATAACTTCATCGAGGGCAACTTTTGTTATTTGCGTGATTTGCACACTTTTGTCAGCTGTAAAACGACATGCACGCGCCCATGCTTCATCTGCTGACATCCACGTCTCACCAATGCACCAATCACGGAAATCAGAGAAAGACGGCATAAACTTTCCACCCGATTTAAGTAATCTGGTCCGTGCGCGTTCAAACTGATCTACATTGACATCACACAGGCATTCCATCGCTTTTGATTCAACAAACTCCATCGGTACGGCATTATCACCCGTTGTTGGAAAATTCTTGTTGAATTGCGCAGCGTGAATTACACGTAAATCTGAAATTAGGATGCGGATATCCTGAATCGTAATTTTATGCATGTCCGTACTCCCCACTAGCTATCAGCTTTTTTGAAGGCGTTACGTCCACAATGGTGTTTGCGCTTTGTTCTTCATCAAGAATGCGCTCAAAATAGCCCTTAGCTGGTTGATTAGTATTTACAGGTTGATTCGCTTTGGTTTGCTTTTCCCGACGTTTAATCACGTCTTGAATATTGTTTTGAATCCAACTAAGCCATTTCACAAACCAAATGCTTGGCGTGTTTTTATCGTTTTTCGCTGCAAAGAAATCACAATAATCTTGTAGCAAGGTTTGAAAATCAGTTGATGAAATTGATTCATGTCTTGGTACCGCTAGATCAATAAAGTCCATTTGAAATTGTGAATGCTCGCTTGCAAGCTCAAGTAACGAATAAAATTCTTTGTCATGTGCTTGATAGGTTGCAAACTGAATCGGGAAAAAACCAACTTTTCCATCGCTCGCGTTATTACCATTACTATCTTGGTTATTGGTTAGTGGTTCTTGGTTAATGGTTATTGGTTTAGGCTTTTTTTGGCTTTCCGTTGGGTTTTCTTGGTTAAGCGGTGGGTTTATTTCGCTTTCCGTTGGGTTTTCTTGGGTTTGTCCAGTTAGTTGTTCTCCCTGTTGAGATTCACCAGAATCATTACCTGTTTTCGCCTTGTTTTTAGACCCTTTCGGACGGCCACCTTGCTTACCATTCTCTGCCTGTTTAGCGATATAAGTTTTATATGCAATCAAATCTTCTTGTATATGATTCTGAATGTAGATGCCTTCCTCATTCATAACAAAGAATTTTTTCAAAACAAACTTAACTGCTGCAATTTCTTCATCAGTTTCAGCCCAGACCCAATCAATCGCTTGTGCTTCAGTTGGAAATGCTTCGCGGTCATAACAAGCATCCATAAGCAAGTTATAAACACCATGCTGTAAAATATTAAGGCGTCCTGCTTTACGATGGTAATCACCAATTTTCTTTTCGTAGTAATGCATTAGAGCGCCTCCATAAATAAATCTTGCTGATCTGGCATTTTTGAACTAATGCCTTCTTTGACAAACTGACATCTAGCATTAGCAATTGCGAAATACTCTGCTTCGCGCTCAATACCTACAAAGCCAAAACCTTCTAATATTGCTGCTTTGCCTGTACTACCCGACCCCATAAACGGATCAAGCACTACACCACCTTTAGGCGTAACTAATCTGCACAAATAGCGCATTAATTCCGTAGGTTTTACAGTTGGATGAAAATTCCCATTTCGCTTAGACCAATCAACATTTTCACAATCTCGCATTGTTGAATTCATCTGCAGCATTGGCTTATTTGAGCTTTCGGTACCTTCATTTCGATCTGTACGATTTGCTTTAGCGCAATAGAAAAATCTTGCTGCTGAACCTCTATCACCATATGAAACAGTTTCAGTGCCATAAGGACGGCTTTCTTTACCAAATGAATTACTGGTATTACCGTTTTGGTCCTTGCTTGAAGCTTTTATTTTGTTGTTACTTCCACTGGCGGTAATGGGAAAATTATCCATAACCTCATCACTACCATCGTGAATCAGATTTGTAGGCCAACGTCCTACCGTATCTGGCTGATTTGCACATACAGGAATGTAATTGTCAGATTGTCCAGTCAAAGATGGGCGTCCATTTGCCTTAGATTTATATCCGCCATTTAATGAAATACGACATTCATCAATATTTATTGCACCCGTTCCATGTAGTTGTACATTTTGAGCAACCGTACCAATTAAAGGCTTACGTGCGAAAGTAATCGGTTCAAGCGCTGGTTTTAATGCGGTACCCCAACCTTGCCATTCTCCATCGAGGTTATGAGATTTTGGAAAGCCTGAACCATAGATCCAAGCAATCATGTCCCTAATCTCAAAACCTGCATCTTCAATATTGCAAGCCATTCGATGCTGTGTACGAGTACCAGCAAATGCTAGTAAGTGCCCACCTGGTTTAAGAACGCGAATACATTCTTGCCAAATTTCAATGCTTGGTACTTCACAATCCCATTTTTTACCCATGAATTTCAGTCCATAGGGCGGATCAGTGACAATGCTGTCTATTGAGTTATCAGAAAGGTCTTTCAAAACCTGTAAACAATCACCTTGATATAAATTGAATGGTTGTGTCATACGCTATGGCCTTTAACTACGTACTTAACCTCTCCATTCAAGATGGCTTGGATCAAACGTTTGTGTTGGGGTGCCCAATATAGGGATTTGACGTATATCCTTAATTTTCCATAATCATGTTGTTTACGCTTAATAAACCAATCAGCTTCTTGGTACGTTAAGAAAACACCAACATCAAACCATTCAACTTTAAAATTTGTTTTATAAAGATGTAGGTCATTATCTTTTGAGAAGTTTTTTAAAACATCGCTTTGATCACATGCATCAAGATCAGTAAAGAGCTCACTATGAACATCAATTGCTAAAGCATTGAGTTCATGTTTATCTTCTGCATCTAGTTCATTAAAGTAATCAAGTGCAGTATCGAACTCTGTACCCTCTTCTCCATCTACCCAGCAACTCTTATCTGAATATTCTGAATTAAATCCATAAACCTTTTTTTCTTCCTGAACATGGAAAATTGGACTTGCAGTACCAGCATTTAATTCAGTTTGAGAAGTTTTAAGGTCAGCAACTAGTTGCAACCATTCATCAAATGTAAATTGGCTCATACCATCACCTCATCTAATTTCTTAAATTCGGCAATGACATCTTTCAGAATGTCTAATAGAAATACATAGTGGCTATTGGGCAAGCTAGGATTTTTATCCCACCACCAATCATCCCCAAGTAAATTACTTAATAACTCTAATGAATCGCTATCAAGCAAATCATAGAGGTGTGAAGCTCCATTAAACTGCTTATCTGAAATATCTTTATAAGCGGAACGCAATTTCTTTTTAGTAATTTCACCAGACTTACGTGCATCTTTAAGAACATCAAGATAGCTGGTTGCAAACCATTCAAAAAATTCCTCACCACTTTGAACAGGAACGGTATCCATCAATTTAGGGAAAAGTTTTTTTATCAAATAATATTCATCACATTGCGCAATGAACTTTTTAAATGAGGCTTGACCTACATGACTAAAAAAACTACTTCCAGCGAAATCATCACAAACTAATGTAATTCGTCCACCGCCAAGGCTATAGGTAGAATTAGGTTCAATATAGACAATTGCCCAATGATCTTTGTATGGGCCAATACTTGATAGAACTATCTTCTCAATAGGCTGGATTTTTTCTTCAGGCAAACGCTTATTAGCTTCTGCCTCTTTATTTGTCGCTTTACGTTCGATCTGTGATTCAAGATGAGCTGTTTCAGAAGATGTAGAAAGGTTCAGTAACCGATACTTACTCGTTCTTTTTCCTATATTGAAAACCTTAACGATCTGAAAAATATGATTAGATTTCTTTTTCAAAATTAAATCATTGATTTGAAACTTAGGTGTTTTTTTCATGCAGCACCTGCCCGTGCTTCATCAGCAACTACAACAAAAACGCTTTCACCATTAAAATTGATTAAGTTCGAAGCAAATAACGATGATTCAATTTGCTCACAAACGTCATCTTTTAATTGATGCTCAAAAGCCAAACGTGCTTTCCAGTCCTCACGCCAAACTTGATCGTCTGGAGAAGATGCCTGAATTGCTTCTTGCTGCATTTCTAACAAAAGAGAAATTGCCGACTTATGGAAATTGAATACACATTGGAGGTGTGAACGATTATTTTTGTTTGATTTCATTATCGAGCACCTACCAATTTTTGTAGGCGATCAAGATCAAATTTGCTTTGACATGACTTTGTTAAATAAAACCACAACAAATATGCACCATCAGCTTGATTATCAAAAGAATCAGCTTCTGAAAGATTTCCATCTTGTTGTGCAATCAATTTTTGATTGTTGAAAAACTCAATGCGGTCAACTGTGCTTTGTGTAATTTGTTCATATGTAAAATTACTTTCTGCAAAAGTTGGAATAACCTTAGGTTGATATGTCTCTAAAGTATTTTTCAGATCATTGATTGCAATACTCTCTGCAATAGCCTTACTGAATCCCATGATTCTTAATTCTTGTTTAGACCAATCGCCTTCAACCCAAATAAAGATTTCTTTTTTTAGAAAATCAATTTTCTCGAAATAACGATCAAAATGAGTCGCACCAACTGGTGCATTCTCAACAAGATATTTAATTGCTTTGATGCCACCAAAAACCGCGACAAAGTATTCATTACAAGCATTTTGAAGCTTTTCAAGAGAAATTAAATTCGATCTAACTTCAGAATCGTAGTAGTAATTCTTTTCTAATGAATACCAGTCAAATGCATCTGGATTATCATTAAGAATTTTTAGTGCCTGGTTAATGCCTCCAACCACACTTAGTAAGTGTTGTTGTGGTTGGATGTATGCAGACTCTGGTGCTAAACCTAAAGCAGCTTCTTGCTTTTCAATATGCTGAATCATGCAGTGATTACACTGCTCACCCTGTGCTTTAAAATCAGTACATTTGTTTGCACAACGATGTTCTGATAAAGTAATTGAGTTCATTTTTACCTCGAAATGAAATGAATAAAATTTTTGACCGCTTCTTGCTCCAACAAGAGGCGGTTAAACCAAACCTTCACTGGTTAATTTTTCGATTACCCAAGCCTCTCCTTTTGTTGTGAACATCGGCTGTGAAAAGCCAAGCTCTGTTTGTTTCACTTCTCCAAAACCTTTATCGATAAACCACTGTTGGAATAAACGCGCACGTTTAACGCCTTTGTGATAAACATCAAAAATGTCTAAAAGCTTGTTTAGTTTTACTGCTGAAATTTTTATTTTCTGAGCGACCTGCGAAGCATTAAGCAGTGTTGAGCGCTCAACGATCTTGTCGTAATACTCGACTTTAGGCGCTGCTAGTTCTAACTGACGTGCTTGATTTGCAGCTAATTGCAAAGCTTCAGAATATGTTTGTGGGATAGTTGGTCTAGGTTGCAGTTGGCTTTCCAATTCATGTAAACGCTGAATGACTTGATAACGCAACTTGATGCTATAGCCTGTGATTAATGTCTCGACCAAATCTTTAGGCAATAAATATTCAGTTTGTTGACGATTCATACTATCTAAATAGATACCCTCAAATTTGAGTGCATCTATTTGAAGCTCTTTAAACATCACGTCACAGTCACGCTTAACATTAAAATGTTCTTTGCCTGTCAACTCAGCAACTAACCGAGTGGACATGGTTAAAGTCTGTTGCTTGGCTTGTTCTGAAAAAGCAATTTGATTCATAGTTTTTCAACCTCTCCCTTTTCTAGCAACACAATTCCCAAAAGACCCAAAAATTAAAGATTAGAGGCAGTAGTATTTTCTCTTTTAATTTCAAAATAGAATTTTCTTACTGCATCTACTTTTTCAAATGTAGGTCTCTTGAAAGTTCCCTCTTTAAATCTAAAAATGTCTGACTGAGTGACTTTTACATTGGAGAATTTTGAAACCCTTGAAGCCAATTCTTGTTGTGTCAAACGACCATCAGTCATAAGTTCATTTACATAATTTTGGACATCATTCATCTATGACATTCCCTAACGCTATAATGAATAATATTATTCATTTATGAATTATTGTCAATCAATATTGTATTTCTTATGAATTGGACTTATTCTAATGTGAATAATTAATATAGGCACTGAAATATGAATTATGGATTTGCTAATATGTCTGTTCAGAAAAATTTGCAATATTTATTAGCTCAACGAAATTTAAATGCTAATTCATTAAGTGAAGCTTCGGATGGTATGTTAGCTCAACCTACTACTCGGCGAATTTTACAAGGTGAAAGTACAGATATAAGAGATAAAACTCTTGATAAGTATGCAAAGTTCTTCAATGTGGATTTAAAAGACTTGAAATTCGGTGATCTTGAGCATGGGATTAGTATCACGGAACAAACAGATAATGTACATTTATCTGACTTCAACTTATGGGACTCAAACACTCCATTAGAATCAGATGAAATTGAACTACCATATTTTAAAGAAGTTTTATTTTCCGCAGGAAGCGGTGCTACACAAGTCATTGAAGAAACGGCAAAAAAATTGAGATTCAGTAAAAGAACTTTGAAGAACGCTGGTGTTGATCCAGAAAATGCAGCATGCGGTACAAACCATGGTAGAAGCATGGAAAATACAATTTTAGATGGTGCAGCACTGGGAGTTGATAAGAGCAAACTAACCATCAAAGATGGAAAAATATTTGCTTTTGATCATGGTGGAATGTTTAGAGTTAAGCGATTACATAGATTACCCTTTGGAGCGGTTCGCATATCAAGCGACAATACAGATAAAAATGAATTTCCAGATGAAATCATGTCGGCTGAAAAATGGGAAAGTGAAGTTAAGCTTTTAGGATGGGTATTCTGGTGGTCAACAATTGATACTTGGAAATAATTTACCTAAATGAAGCCACTCAATTTGAGTGGTTTTTTTTCGCCCATGAATTAAAAATACAAAATAATAAAAAATAATTCACTTTTGAATAATTAATTATTGACTAAAATAATTCAATATTGAATAATCATTTCACCAACAACAAAACCTAAAATTTAGGTGGTGAAAAATGTCAAACAAACCAACCGATGCACAGCAATTTATCGAAGATATTGGCGCTGGTGTATTTTCAAAACAATTTGGCGTAGCCATTACAGAAGTCGCAAATAGCGTTGTTTCAACTGGCAAAGTCGGTGAAATCAATATCAAACTTAAAGTTAGCAAACTTGCAGACTCTCAAGTCCAAGTAGAAAGCAAACTCTCATTTAATGAACCTCTTGCAAAAGGCAAACGTGTTGAAGAACACAACGAAAAAACACCTATGCACGTCAATTTAGGTGGTGACGTTTCCCTTTTCGCCAAGCACACCGAATCCCTTTTTAAAGACGAAGTTTAATACTTCACCGTAGCTCCCCCTGTACTTACTAGGATTTTAAATCTCATGTCACTAGAAAAAACCGAAGTTGCTTCTGTAGTTGAATTATGTTCTCCGTTCAAACAATTTGACCGTGGTTCGTTAATTGCTTTGCACCAAAACTTCAATATCCATGATACTGAAGAATATCAAGGTGGTCGTAATCGCGCTCGTGGTTCTTTTAAAACCCCTTCATTTGTTGATTTTAAAAGTTTTGTTTTGGATAACACCACCCCTCATAAGCATGACGCTGCACCGATTTTTGTCGATCACAAAAATATCACCGCTGTTTCTGTGTTGAATTTTGATGAAGATAATCTGCCTCAAGGCCATTGCGACTATACGGCTACCTTAGAACTTGAACCAACAGTTCTTTGGAAAAAGCTTAATGAGTTAAAAGACAAAAAGTTAAATCAAAAATCTTTCGCTGTTTTACTTGAAGATTGGGCAGATGTAATTATTGCTTACTCTGCAAATGATGAGCAAATTGCAAGTGGTGCAGCGATTCATGCTGTTCGAAATATGACAATTGGTAGTAGCGTTAAATCTGACTCAGTAGTTAATAACACTAGTGAATCACGTTCTAAACTTGAACAAGTTGAGATTAATGCTACTGAAAATTCCCTGCCAGCATATTTCAAAGTTACAGACCCCGCTTACATTGGTTTAACCCAAAAAGTAATCCGTTTACGTCTAATCGTAAATGCTGGTGATCAAGATCCTGTTTTTGCGATTCAAATTGTCCGTGAAGAATTATTGAAAAATGAAATCATTCAGGATTTCAAAGAAAAAGTAATTGAATTGTTACCTGACAACCCAGTTCGTATCGGAACATTTAAAGCATAACCTTTAAATTTTAAACAAAAGAAAGCCCCGAAATTTTGGTAGAGGACGGGGCATTCTTAAGGTCAATCTTCTTTGCGATTAGCAAGAAAATTATGGAACGAGAGCATTATGGAACAAAAGCTATCTCAAAACAATATTACATTTAGTTTCTCAAATGTAATGTTTATCTCAGCAGTTATTGCGTTAATAGTGATTGCTGGAATCACAATCGCATTTTCTCAACCTGTAAGCTCTAAAGCTGATGAAACCACATTTATCCCTGATACACGCCCTTCTAGCTTGGGCGTAATCTATATTTCAATTACGTCAAAAGATACTGGTATCGGAACAGTTAATCTTGATGGTTATCTTGTTCCTGTGGAATTCAAGTTTGAAGCAAAATTAAGGGATTATGGTGTAACTGAAAGCCAATATCCTGATGTAACTATTACACGTTTGGATATCGGAAAAATTAAAAATAGTGTGACCGGCGAATACGTGGATGACTTCACAATTTACCAAGATCATAAACAGATCAACGAAGCAATTAAAAACTTTATTGAATCTAATAAATTGGTGGAGGTTCGCTAATGTCTACAGCAGCCCAACACCCAAATCAAGATCCATTCGAAGCTTTCAATCAAACGATTAGCCCTGCTCAAATGCTTGAATCTTTAAGCAAAGGCATCGGTATTGAATATGCAGAAGTTGATACAAAAGACTGGACCTTCATAGAAAAGAATTGCCCAATTTCAATTGCAGATATTTTTAGCGGTTGTCTTAAGTTTCGCTTTTCAATGAAAACTTATGAGACTCAAAAGCATAAGGAAAAATCTTCAAAGTATTTCTGCGAATACTTAAATAACGATGGTGATGGTAATGAACGTTATCGCGTGGGATTCGAGAATTACTCTGTGTATGTACTTAAGCGCAATCCTGATTCTAAATTGCCTATTGGTTTAACCAAATATTTGACTTGGGGAACTTATCTTAACGGCTTCGATTTTTATGTCGAACGGAATGGTCAATTAATTGCTATTACACCGTCCGAAAAAGTCACACCTCATCTATATAAAGCTAGACAAGCAAAAGAGTTAGTACGTCGTACTAAATATCTTGATGAAAAAGGTTTTTTCGAAAGTGACCCTAAACAACGCACGATTTTAGGTTAGGAGGTTGTGATCATGGGAAATGGTAACAACCAAAACATGGATTTATGGCATTCAGTTTGTATTACTGATCCGACACAAACCAAAGATATTGTAGGTAAACCATATAAAGGAACTTCACCAAAAGCTTATTGGTTAATTCAAAGAGCTACTGAGACCTTCGGACCTATTGGTCACGGTTGGGGCGTAGATGTAAAAGATCATGGATTCCAAAAAATTGATGATGTGACTATACACCATTGGATAGTAATCACGCTCTGGTACATGAAAGATGGTCAAAAGTGCTGTTTTGATCAAACTGCTGGTTCAAAGGCTTTATATAAAGCAAGCACTGGACTGGTTTATGACGAAGACGCGATTAAGAAGTCAAAAACCAATGCAACTGTTAAAGCTTTAAGTCTACTGGGGTTTGCTGGCGATATTCATGCTGGATACTGGAATGCACCAGGTTATCAGCAAAGAGCTTTTGACCATTATTACAGTAATTCTCAGACTGTAAATTCAAATCAGCAAGCTCACCAGCAACAGGCCACTGTAGTTAAAGAAACTAAAGACGTTCAACAAAATGTGAGTGAATCCAAGCCTAAGCGCACTGAAAACCAGCTTTTTAATGATGTAATTTCAGCAATTAACAAAGCTACTGATACTTCCGTTTTAGATGCTGCATATAACCGTTTTAAAGGCACTACTTTCGAAAAAGCCATCGTTGCAGCATGTAAAAACAAAAAAACTCATGAGCGATGGGGCCAAGCCTAAATTTTGGTGCCCTTCTCTAAAGCTGTCTCAAATATTGGAAAAGTAAATGAATACAAAAGTTAATTTGCCTATTTACACCGAACAACAAGTCAAAGCGATTGTTCGCTCAATTATCGAGTCTAAAGATAGCAATATCTATAACGAAGTTGTGCAAGTTTTCGAAAAGCCACTTATTGAAGAATTACTAATTCAAGAACGGGGTAATCAAACACGGGTAGCACTTCGATTAGGTCTAAACCGCGGTACTCTTCGCAAAAAGTTATACACACATGGTATTTTGAATGAGGGAAATTTCTAATGGATAATAAAATACTTGTTCCCCTTGCCCTCCTTCGAGCTGCTTTAATTGCATCAAAAGATGAAGATGAATGGGATTTCAGAAATTTAGATGCAATCGCAATCAACAAAGGACATATTGTTGCAACCGATGGGTGCATCCTTTTTTATGCAAAATTGGATAATGTTGAAAATGATATTTCTTTTATTATTCCTAAAGCTTATGCCCAAAGCTTTGTAAATAAAACTGAATGTTATTCTGGTTTGACTAATTGCCAGATTTCATATGATGCCGAAACCAAAACAGGTTTAATTGAAATCCCAAATCATCATAATGCTTATGAAGGTTTCAAAATATTTTTAAGTGAATCATACATTGATTGGCAGAAAGTTTTACCTACAAACGATGTCGAATACAAAGGCTTTGTTCGTTTTGGTGGGGATTACATAAAAAAGCTTGAGGAAATTTCAGGCTTACTAGGCAGTATTTGTTGCCATAATTTGAAACCAACAGGATTAGCCAAAGCAGCAAATATTAATTTTACATTTAGTGATTTTGAAAATGTAAATGCTATTTTGATGCCTAGAAGTAACAATCCAGATGCAGAACTATTTTGTGTAGCTATCTCAGATAGTCATGAAGATGAAGTATCACTGTTACCAGCTGCAACCGCAGAATTAGCATTTAAAGCTGCACAACGTCTGAGAAAAGACTTTATTTTTAATCCAAGATTTTCAGATGACTATTCACCATTTAGTGATGGAGCAAGTTGGATTTATCCAACCGTCTGGAATGGTTCTAAAGACGCTCATGCAGATCAATTAGAAATAACAGAAGAATGGTTTTCAAAGCCATTAAAACGTTATGACGATGCAGAATTAGCGATTAAATACATCAATGCGGTTAATGACTGTGTTGAATGTTATATCGGTGATAAATCAATTACAGCAACTACAGTGGATGAAGTGACAAAGTTCTTTGATGAAAATAAAGCTTTGATCAAGGCAAAGCTTTGGAGTGTAAATATTCCTGAAGAACCAGATTCACCACCAATTTTACACCCTGTCCCTTCCCAGAAAATTGGAAAGCAATTAGTACACAGGCTAAAAAAGGAGGCATTGAAGCAATTCCCTACCGTTGGTCAATCTATTGCTGATGCTGTAACACTTGAAGAATGGAACGGTACTGAAGCTGAACATGCTGAGTATTTAAAATCAAATCCGAAATGGTGGAATGACACAACGTTTTTGGAGAATGGTGATGCTTGATCTTAATTTTGCTAACGAAATCCAGTCTTGGATTGCTGTTAAGTCATTTGCTGTTGAAGATGCACATCCTGATTTGCCAATTATTGATGCAAATGAGCTTGCTGATTTTATTACTAGTCTTGTTTCTAAGTATCAAGATGAAGCCAATATATCTAATTTGAGCCCAGATACAAATGAGCTAATTGATAACTTTGCGCGTCAAATGAAAGTTAAATTACATAAAGCTCAAGAGAAATATGGATATAACGACAATTGGAAAAATTCAGATTGGGAAACTGCATGTAAAGTTGAACTATATCGCCACCTCGATAAAGGCGATCCAATAGATGTAGCTAATTATTGTGCATTTATGCATTTCCATAAGTGGCCTACAAATTTTGAAAATTCAGCTTATTCACTTATGCCATATGAACCAACCAAAGAAATGATGCTTGGGGCTTTACAAGCTATCAAATCCGAAATTGGTAAAGAACATATTGATGTGAAAATTATCCATGCATGGAAATCCATGTTCCATACGTTCAACGTAGCAGTAGCAGATGCTGCGAATCAATTGTTTTTAACCATTAATACATCATCAATTCCGCCTGACCTACGTGATGCATATATTCATGGGTTAGATGAAATAAAAGCAACTCAAGCTAGACCGAAATTAAGTGTCACACTCAGTTGCAATGATTTACTTGAAGTTTTGCATTATGGCGCACCAGATTATGCCAATGAAGATGCAAATTGCGATGATATTCAGCAGCAACTAACGACTGAAATGACTATTGAGCTATGGGAAAACGGTCATAGTGGTAAAGGCTACTATGCTTTTTACACCGAATACCCAGAAGAAGGTTCGATTAAATTGGGTGGTAATGATGAGTAATTTATTAGACAAAATCGAATTAATTATTCGTGATATTTGTGAACTTTCAGATAGATCAAGCCCTGAAGAATACCCTGATCATTTGCTTGTTCTACCAGATGAACTAGAAATGTTTATTAGTCAACGTTTGGCTGAATGTTTCCCAAATATTTTAGAAGCAGCTACAGAAATCTGGTGTGACAATGGCATGATTAATCGTCATGAGCCATACGGTGTAAAAGTTGAATTATTAAATCAATGGTTGATGACTTTAGACAGCAATGAATTAATGTTGGCTGAAACAGAGCTGTCTAAATTAAGCGAAGATGATCTTCATACTCTATGCTGCGGTGAAGAAACAGAACAAGAGCGCATTGGTTCGCCATTCATCAATGAATTTCTAAATAGAATTTTTGATGAAGAATATGAGCCAAAAGCAGCGAGGGACGGAAATGAGTAATCAGAAAATTAAAACTTGTGACCATTGTGATGATGGAAATGGAGAATGTATTTTTCCTTATTTCGGACTTGGCCCTCATATTCATACAAAACCAATTGGTGGTACAGAATTTTTAGATGCGCCATTACCTGAAAACTTTAGCCCAGATGGCGATGGGCTTGGTGTTTATACTCATTGCTTAAACTGTGGTGGGGACGGAACTTTTGATGGTGTAGTTTTAGAACCGAAAGCAGATACGGAGGAATTATGATTAATTCTAAAAATGAAATTGATGAGAAAATAATTCTTCCTGACTCAAGCGAAGCAGCGTGGCCAATTAATGTGACTGCTTGGCAATCAAAAACAGGACATATTTATCTTGATGAGCGAATTGCAAGATACGATGGTTCTACTCATAGTTTATGCAAGCGCGGACATTTGTATCGTAAACAAAGTTATTGCGAAGAATGTGTTCCTTATGAAAACAAGGAAAAATACGCATCATTCCCTACGCAACAATGGAAAGATGAACCATTATATTCTATGACATTGGACCAATGGTTTTTTGATAAAAAATCTGTTTTTGACGTTTTGCAGGAAACTGGTGAATCAGCACAAGAATTAATGCTTGTTATTTGTGAACCACAAATGGCTTATGAAATAGATCCAGAAGATTTCTATGATGAGCATTTACCAGATGGAATAAATGTGCCAGACGATATCGCAGCAGCATTTGAATCGCTAAATAATGCTATTAGGAACTGTGGAAATCCATTGTGTTACTACCCCTCTAATATAGCAGCTATAGTAAAGGAGGAATGAGATGGCTCGACTAACCAAATTAGATCAAATGACTTCGGAAGAAAAAGCAGCAGAGGCAATTAAGTATTGGGCTGCTCCAAAAGATGCAACTTTCACCCCTGAAGTTTTGGCTATTGTGTACAAAAAATCTTTATCCTGGTTTCAGCTAAAACGTTGCGCTGGTGGAGGAATCCCATTCAGCAAAGAAGGACGTACCATCCTTTATAAGAAGCAAGATGCCATAGATTATTTCTCCAAACAGTTCCATGAAAGTACATCATCAGCCGCTTACATTTAG